CAAATGAACCTGTAGTTGCAATATCTACATACTGTATTGTTGTATGCGCTCCAGAAGCCCCAATACCTACAAGTAATCCCATAGCAGCAGGGGGAAATCCAGTTTCGTTTTGAACTGCTGCCTCACTAGATGAACAAGCTCCTAATCCATCCCTTGCATCTGTTAAGTCTCCAAAGTCGGTGGCATTACCAGTTGTAGCTATAGTTACTGAGTCCATTGTATTAGTTGCACTTCCTGTATTACCACCTCCAAATATTCCTGTAGTTGAATTAGCACCCGCACTTAATTTTCTTCTTGCAGCAGTAAGATCACCAAAGTCTGTACTATTTCCTGTACTTGCTATAGTAATATATTGTATTCTATTTACTATATCAGATTCAGAACCTCCACCAAACACTCCTCTAGTACTAGAAGCACAACCAGCAGATTCATCAATAGTAGCAGCTAGATCCCCGAAATCTGTTCCATTTCCTGTTGAAGCTATGGTAACGTATTCAATTACATTTTGTTTAGCGTTACTAGATATAATCTGACCACCACTAAAAACTGCTCTTGTGGTAGATGCTAATCCAGCCATATCTAGTTTTGCAGCAGTAAGGTTACCAAAGTCAGTAGCGTTACCAGCAGTAGGTATTGTTATATAATCAATTACATCTATCTTATCTGAAACATACCCACCAGCAGATAGTCCTCTAACATTATTAGATGTACCAGTTACCATAGACAGATTATTATTTAAATCGCCAAAGTCAGTTGCATTTCCAGCACTGCTATATGTTACAAAATCTATAACATTTCCTCTTCCATCAGAAGCTTCTCCACCAGCCCACAATCCTCTTGTGTCAGAGCCATATGATGACATTAATATTCTACCTACTGATAAATCTCCGAAGTCTGTAGCATTGCCTGATGATTCTGGAGCTATCTTATCAATTATGTTTGAAAAACTAGCAGTACCTGCTCCACCACCAAATAGCATTGTGGTAGGAACATTAGTAGCATCAGGCCAATCACCTGCTTGACCAAACAATAGTGGATCATGTAAATGCCACACACCAGATGCAGTTGCCGTTGAAAGATTGCTGGATGGCTCGACAGGACTTGGAGATATTATGGAGCCTAAATATCGTTCAGTCATTACGATAGTCCTCCATGTGAGTTTGATGCTGCAAACTTTGGTCCATAGTTACCTGCTGTTAAGTCTCCATAATCAGAAGCATTTCCTGTACTAGCTATAGTAACTTTATCTAATTGCAATACAGATAGATTAAGTTGTGCTGCGTGAATTAATCCAGTAGTTTTATCTGACACTCCAGAAGCCCTATCTGAAGTGCTAGACAAATCTCCAAAATCTGTAGCATTACCTGTACTAGCTATAGTTACATACTCAATAACGTTTTGATAAACATTACCATCTGTCGCTCCTCCAAATGATAAAGCTCTAGTGTTAGAAGATAATGCGTTATTAAAAAGTTTAGCAGCTAAAAGATCACCAAAATCAGTAACGTTACCTGTAGAAGCTATCGTTACATATTCAATTACATTTAATCTATTACTTCCATCATATCCACCTAAAAATAATCCTCTTGTTGTGCTAGATGCACCACCAAATCTTTCTTTTGCAACGCTTAAATCCCCAAAATCTGTGCTGTTTCCTACTGACGCTATAGTTACATACTCAATAACATTAAGCCTACCCCCACTTGCTGCCCTACCACCACCAGTTATACCTCTAGTGCTACTACTAAAACCTGCACTATTTGATTTACCTTCAGCTAAATTACCAAAGTCAGTAGCCTTTCCTTTAGTACTAAAAGTTATAAACTCTATTACATCTTGTTTACCACTAGATCCTCCTTGTGGTTCAGCTTCACCACCAAAAGAAATACCTCTAGTTGTTGAAGCTGCACCATTTCCTATACCGTAAGCTGGATTTATGAGATCTCCAAATACACCAACTTGACCATCACTAGCTATATTCACGTACTCTATAATAGATTCAGCTTCATTGTTTGCATAACCACCACCTAGCACACCTATAGCTGCTGGAGCAAAGAATGATTCGTTTTGTACTGATGGAAATTCAGCAGATGCAGCAGAGTGTCCAGACGTAGCAGTTGCTAGATCTGCAAAATCTGTAGCGTTTCCTGTTGATCCTATGGTTATTTGATCAATCGTATTTACTGTTGTTGCACCTGCGTTTGTGCTTCCTCCTAGATACAGACCCTTTGTAGTGTTTGATATTCCTCCTGCCCTAAATGTGCTTTGACTCAAATCCCCAAAATCACTAGCGTTACCAGTAGAACCCATCGTAATGTAATCAATAACATTTACATTGTCATCAGCAGTTCCGTCTGTGTTACCGCCCATAAATACACCTCTTGTAGAAGAAGCGCATCCAGAAGCATGAATAACAGAATTAGTCCTATCTCCGAAATCTGTGCTGTTACCTGCTGAAGCAATAGTAACATATTCTATTGTGTTAAGCACAGTGTAAGAACTATTTATACCTATAGCACTAATACCTCGCGTTGTAGTTCCTACGATGCCTGTTTGCCCTGCTGATGAAGCGACAGACAAATCTCCAAAATCTGTGGTGTTGCCCGTGCTTGGAATAGTTATATATTGCATAACATTGTGATAACTACCTGCATCTCCACCAGCAAATATTAATCGAACATTATTATTTCCAATAGAATTGAGACTAACCCTACCGTCTGTTAAATCACCAAAGTCAGATAAATTACCACTGCTACTATATACTTTATAATCTATGACGTTGCTACGATCTGAACCTCCTCCTGTTCCTTCACCACCTGCCGTAACAAATCGAGTATCACTGCCACCTCCAGCAACTCGCGTTCTAGCTACTGTGAGATCACCATAATCTGTAGCATTTGCTGTATTAGATATTTGTAGCATCTGCACTTGATTTGAACCAGCCGAAGCATCAGCAGATCCAGAAGCAACATTTCCTCCAGCTATTAAAGATCTAGGTAATAAATTAGCATCAACAGGAAAAGCAGAATTATACTGATACTTTGTCTGTAGTTTCCAAACGCCTGAGAATGATGGAGCCATTACGATAATCCTCCATGTGAGTTTGATGTACTTAATGCCCTATAGTAGTTTCCTTTTTGTACATCAAGATCTCCCCAATCTGCTGCATTACCTGTTGAAGCAATAGTAAATTTATCTATTCTTAAACCATTTGAGGAGTCACCTCCTGCATGAACAAGAAGAGAAGTTTTGTCTGATACAGCAGAAGCATATTGAGTTGCAGTGGACATATCTCCAAAGTCAGTAGCGTTACCAGTACTAGCTATAGTAATATAATCTACAACATTGGAAGCTGATCCAGTAGTACCACCTGCAAATAAACCTCTTGTGTTAGAAGATCCTGCACCACCTACATATCTAGCAACCGTTAAGTCACCAAAATCTGTAGTATTTCCTGTACTAGCGATAGTAACATACTCCATGATATTCTGATAATCTGCTCCAGTGTCGTACCCACCCCCAATAACCATTCTCGTTGTACTACTTAATGAATTTAAAGTGGTTCTTGCGCTACTTAAATCACCAAAATCAGTGGTATTACTAGTACTAGCAATGGTAATATATTCCATTGTATTTGAATTACTACTAGTAGCAGTGTTGTAACCTAAAGCATAAATACCTCTAGTAGAATTACTAGATGTTGTTCCAGAATACGCTGTTGCTGAAGCATCACCAAAATCTGTATTTTGACCTTTCGTTGAGAAAGTCGCATATTCTATAACATTAACTGCTGTAGGAGCGAGAATACCTCCCATAGCAACAGCCCTTGTGGTAGATGCTGCACCACCTTGAACACCACCCTTTTTCTGTGTCAAATCACCAAATTGTGCATGATTTCCATCCGTAGCAATATCTAAATAAATTATGGCAGTATCATAATTTGAAGTAGAACCTGTCCACCAAAGTCCACCACCCATTAAACCCATAGCTGCTGGAGCGAAATATGATTCGTTTTGTACTGCTGCTTCATCAGAACAGTGACCACCTATTTTTTGTGATGCAACTCCTCTAAGATCTCCAAAATCTGTTGCATTGCCAGTTGAGGCAATGGTAATATAATCAATCACATTTTGATTTTGTCCACCAGCAAATACACCTCTAGTAGACGTTGCTGCTCCAGCAGGATCAAACACTCTAGTTACGCTAAGATCTCCGAAATCTTGACCATTGCCAGTGGAAGCTATAGTAACATAATCTATAACATTTGTATTAGAGCCAGTATATCCTCCAGCAAATACGCCTCTAGTAGAACTAGATAAAGCAGTACCAGTACGAGCAGATGAAAGATCACCAAAGTCTGTCGCATTACCAGCACTTGCTATAGTAAAATATTCTATAACATCAAAGCCAGAAGAAGCAAAACCACCACCATGAATAGCCCTAGTTGATGAACCACAAGCACCTGCATAACCTTTAGCAGCAGATAAATCACCAAAGTCTGTTGAATTGCCAGTTGAGGGTATAGTGACGTATTCAACTTTATCTACAGCACTAGCATTATTAAATCCACCAAAGTGCATACTTCTTACGTTGTTAGATGTAGAAGTTGAATATCCTCTAATTTCAGATAAATCTCCAAAATCTGTAGCGTTGCCTAATGACGCAATCGTTACATAACTTATAATATTTGAATACCCACCAGATTTGTAACCCTCATAAAACAAAGCCCTTGTGTCAGATCCAGAAGCTGCTGAAAACAGTGCATCATCTATTGTATCACCAAAATCAGCAGCATCACCTGTTGTTGTGACGGTTATGTAATTTATTTCTTTATTAGCACCTCCACCTGAACCAGTTTTCATTCCTATAAATAAAGCTCTAGCTAATGCAGGAGTAAAACTATCAGTAGCAGCAGACAATGGGCCATTACCATAATCATTGATTGCCCATACTCTTGCTGTGTAGCTAGTGCCGTTTGTCAATCCAGTGATGGTTACAGGTGATGCAGAGTTAGTTGCACCAATAACATTTGTACCGTCTGTGGCTGAAGCACCATATAATGTAATAGGATCATCACCAACATCAGAAGGCCCAGTAAATGCTACTGATACTTGTCCAGAACCAACAGTAGCTGCACCTATAGTTGGGGCATCAGGCACACTAAGATTGTCCTGACCTCCTATAAAACTTCCTCTGCGAACCATTAAGAATCCTTATTAAGCGTCATCAATTTCTTCGTATGAACATACTGCACTTAGATCTCCAGCAGCAGATGCTTGTATTTTTAGTACGTCATTTTCCATTAAGTATAGACCCATATTCTTATCAATTACAACTAGCGTTGCATCAGCAGGAACTGATATTGTTTTTGCTAGATAGTAATCAGCAGAACTACGTGTTATCCACACATCAATAGAGGCAGCATTAGTTCCATCTATATTTGCTATAACAAGCGAGTTAATCTTTTGTACTTTGTTAGAGCCACAAGTTAGCAACGAAACAGCAGAAGCTGCAACGTCTGCATCAAACACTGTGTTTGCATAAATAGAACTAACAGCTACAATATTTGGATTTGCCATTATTTATCTCCTAATTAACCAAATACCATCGCCATAGCGATAGCTTTACCTGTAGATGCTTTTGCATCAAGTTGAGTTTGTATTGCACTAGTTACTCCTGCTACATAATTTAGTTCAGCAGCAGTTGCTGATACATTAGTACCACCAATATCTAGAGTAGTCATTGAAACTTCTCCAGCAACAGTAAGAACACCATCAGCTAATGTCATTAAGTCGGTATCGTCTGTATGACCTATAGTTGTACCGTCAATTAATACATTATCAATATCTAAAGATCCACCTGATATAAGACCAGTGGTTGTAATAGTAGATGACCCAGTATCTATATTACCAAAACCAGAAGTTATGCTACCAGAATCTAGAGCACCTGTTGTAACAATACCTGTACCACCTGCTATAGGACTAAAGAGAGATGTTACATTAGTTCCCCCTATAGTTATAGCATCAGCCTCTACTGTACCATCAAAGAATGCATCTTTAAACTCTAGTGCATCTGTTCCTAAGTCTAATATTGCATTAGTACCCGGTGTTAGTGCACCATCTGTTAATATTAGTTGTTTCTCATTACCTGCATAAAAGTTAATTGTATCAGCAGTTTCAAAGTCTATCTTAGTCTCATCATCCTCACCTATCTTTATATCTGTTGCAAGTAATGATGTAATACCTGTCTGTGCTGCGTTGATAGTAAAGGTTAAGTCATAAGGGTCACCGTCTGATCCATCTGAAGTATCTGTCCAATCAATATCAATACCACCACCTTCAACAAACTTAACTTCACTATCTTTTGTTATCTGTACTTCTGTACCATCACCATCTTCTAAAACAAACTGCATGTTAGCTGATTGTGAATCTACGTATGCTTTAATAGATTGCTGTGTAGCTAGTTTAGTTGCAGAGTTAGATGACATATCATCTTCATCAGCCACAGCAGTACCACTAACACCTGTGTTTAACACTGGACTTGTAAGTGTCTTATTAGTCAGTGTTTGTGTTGCTGTATCACCAACTAAGTTAGATGTAGTAGCTGGTAGTGTAAGAGTAACATTACCACCAAAAGCACTGTGAGCAGGAGCCTGTAACTGAGCATAATGAGCATTAGATACTTCACAGTAAAATCTAACATAACTTTGTGCTCCAGAGTTTTTAATTGATATACCACCTGATTGCATATCAATACCATTAGAGCCATCTATTCTAACAACACCTGTACCGTTTGGTGTTAGTGTAATATTACCATCTGATACAGAAACAATATCTTCACCATTTACATCAAGTGACCCACCCAACTGAGGTGTAGTATCTTCTACTACGTTAGCAATACTAGCACCTGAAACAGCTAAACCAGATACTAATGTGCTTCTGGTAATTTTCTTTAGTCCACCACCAGAAGTATCTATAGCTAAAAATACATCGTCATTAGCTACGGTAGATATTTCACTTAGATCACCTACAGCAGTTGGATTAAAGTTTGTGCCATCTGCTATTAGTAACATACCAGAAGTGTTAGTACCCATAGTCAGGTCATCACCTGATATGGTTAAGTCACCTGCAATTGTAACATCTGCACCAGAGAATGTCAACGCTGTTGTTGTACCTGATTTAATAATTAAGTTACCAGAACTGTTAGTCAATGCACCATACTGTGTGCCATCATCTTTTAGTAGTACATCTGCACCATTTGCATCAAGAACAACATCACCTGCTGTATCTATTATTAGATCGCCTGTATCGTTTACTATGTATGAGTTTGTACCACCATGATATAGATTAAGATCTTCACCTGCACCTATTGTAAGTCTACCTGTGGCACTGTCACCTGTAAGATCATCTGCATCAGCATCTACGTCTATCTTAACTAAACCACCTGATGTTATATTAGATGCACCATTATCAATGTTACCAAAGCCAGAAGTTATGCTACCAGAATCTAATGCACCTGTAGTTACTAAATTAGGCATAGCTGTTATTTCATCATCAAGATATGCAGCTAATGTTTGCACAGTTGTTTGACGCATAGTTCCAGCATCATTTATAATTAAACCATCGCCATCTGCAATTGCTGTTGTGCCTACTGTACTATCACCGTCCATTAAATTTAATTCAGCACCTGTAGTTGTGATAGTTGTACCGTTTAAACTAATAGCATCTAAGTATGCCACACCATCTAAGTACAGATCTTTAAACTCCGATCCACTAGAGCCTATATCAAATGCATCATCTGTAGATGGTGTAATATTAGTTGCTGCTATAGTAAGCTGTTGTGCTGGTCCTAGTTTAGTTATAGCACCACCCTCTGCTGCTGTGCCGTCATGCGTATGCCCTGATGTACTAAAAGCAGTTACAATGGCATCAAACTCTCCATCAAAGTCAGATGCATTAATAATGTTACCATCGGCTATATTATTAGCAGTATCGTTACGTGTATATCCTGTTCCCATGTTATGTTACCTTCTTGCGTGTGTAGCATATTCCAATGTTAATGCGTCAAGCGCATATGGAACATCTGTGTTATTATCTGCTTCAAACTGTGCAGACACTGTATTTCCTGATCCTACTGTCTGTGCAGAAAATACCTTTTGTAGTTTAGCTCCAAAAGTAGCTGTGCCAAATACACCTGTACCAAAAAATTGAGAAGCATTACTAGATGCATTTGTAAATGTAACTGCTGGCATTACAACAGCCCCACTTTCATCAAAGTCAAACTTTAAGTTTAGATCAAAGTTAACTCTACCTTCAGGGTCTAAATAGAACTGTGCTTTATATATTGTCTTTCTAAGTCTTGGATCATTGATTGGATAGAACGGTGTAGCAAATGTAGTAGCTATATTATTACCATCAAAACTAGATGTGTCATTCTCCATTCTATGTAAGAAACCTTCTTTACCAGAAAAGATAACAAACTCTGTAGTGCCTGAATAAACACTGGCACATGCTGTTACCTGTATACCCCTAGTTTCTGCAAAGTCAATTACAGATTCTTCACCCGGTGATGCAAACTGTGTAAATAATATTCCTTGTGCATTAGGTCTAGTAAAGTTTACATTCCAACCAAACAACCTATACTGTGATTTATTACGTACAACTAAACTAAAAAAGTCTGTGTGTAGTTTTACAAACTCATTAAATGTACCCTGTATCTTTTTAGTTATAGGTGCTAAACCAAAGTCACCAATACGTTCAGTAGCACTAAGAAGTCTTAGACCATCAGGAGCCATAAAGACAACATCACCACCTATCTCTTGTACACTGTCAGTCTGTGTACATCCTATGTCACGTGTTATAGGTTGTAAGTTAAACGTTGCTAGTGCATCACCATTTAATCTAAAAATAGATGAGGTAGTAAAAACTATAAGCTGATCTCTAAAACTTTTTATTGCAACAATGTCAGCATCTAATCCTATACTACCAGCACCGTTACCACTTTCAAAGTCTGTAGTAGTGAGTGGTGCACCAAAACTTAACACTCTACCTTTACCGTAGAATATGTGGTTCTTATGTGTAGCAACAACCTTTGCACCTATCACATCTGATGGTGCACTGTCTAACACAGTAAATGTAGTACCATTATATAATGCAGGTGCATTTGTTCCGTCTACTATTACAAGTGTTGTAGTTCCTGTAAAGTCCACTTCATCAAAACGTGTATTAACTGCACCTTCTCTATCACTAGAAATAAAAGTTATAACTGCATTGTCTGCTGGACTACTCGCTAGTTCAGGATGAATAGTTATATTTACTTCTTTACTAGCCGAATCAGAATATGATGAGACAGTTGTTTCAACTCTATACACGTTATCTATTGCAGCTAGGTTACTGCCATCAGCATTAGATATTGTAAATACATCACCTGCTTGTGGAAATGTATCAAAACCATCTGCCACTAATGTTGTGCCTGTTTGACTAGCACCGTCAACTAATGGTGTGCCATAGTTAGGTTTATTTATTTTAGTGTAACCACTACCTGATGTTTCTACTAAGTCAGCATTCATAGCAACGACAGCTTTAGCATTAAAGTATGTCATGCCATTTGCATAGTTAGCTGTAGTAACTGTAACAAACGTAACCACTGCACCATTAGCAGGGCTTGAAGCTAGAGAACTAGTAAGTGTTAGTGTGACCTCATCTCTAGCAGCATTATAACTGACACCACCTGAAGCTACTGTGTATGTGCCAGATACACCATCTATTGTAAGTGTGTCACCAACAGCAGGTGTAGTATGTATGGCTCTTAATGCTAATGATGTACCTGATTGAGATGCACCATTTACAACTGGATTACCATATGGAGCTATGATAGCACTATCAAACTTTTCATATCCCTGTATACGTTTGTAACCTCCATCAATAGATGGTTCATAGTTACGTAGTATACGTGCAGAACCGGGTGCATTAATAGCCTGTTGCAGTGGGCTAAGATTAGTTATAAGCCCACCCTTAAACTCTATTCTAAAAGTCTCCCAAGCGTCAGGCATTATAGTGCATCCAAGCTAGATCCTGCTGTTGTTCTTGCAGACCCTAATCTACGTCCACCTGTACTTGCAGGTATCATATAAGATCTCATGTAATGGTATCTGTTAATAAGCATAGAACGCATTGCCTTAATACCTTCATCTGCTCTTTCTTTTAATATAACAGCATCCTGTGTATTACCTCTAAACATCAAAGCGTAAAACATAGCAGAGTCTACAACAACATGTTTAAACCTATCTGGTATTACCATTGTGTCATCGTGTGCAGATAGATCGCTTTGAAATACGTAGTAATCAAAAACTAATGTGTACGCTTGATCGGGTGGTTCTACTAAACCATACTTTAAGTCAGGTCCATGAAAAACAAAACGTGGCAATGCACGTTGCTGACTTGTTGCATATTCCTGATCTACATATTTTTCTAAATACTCATCATAAGTTATTATTGCTAGTTTTCTAGTGTCATTTCCTAATGTAGCATTCTCTTTAATTCTAAATGATTCAAAGTCAATTAACTTTGCATCTGTTGGAAATGCATAACGTGTAGTACCAGCAACTAATGTTTGTTCTTTTTCTGAATGATTAAAAGGCCACTCGTATTCACTCTCATTAATATAACGTATACCTGAGTTAACTGCATCTTTTGCGTGTGCATAAAAACCTGTAGCTGAAGCAAAGTTAGAGCTAGTAAGCTCCACCTCGTTCAGCCTTTTATTTATATCATTTACTAATGTTAAAAATGTTGTAGCCATAGTATATCCCTAAGTAGAAAGGGGCAGGTTTATCCCACCCCTTTCACATGTGTTACGCGAGTGTATCACGATCCACTTCGTCTGCACCTACTGTGCCTATGTCATCAACGTCTAGCAATAATGCAAAGACACGGATAACACCAGCCGTTGTAGTTCCAGTTTGTGCCTGAATCAATACGTCAAGCGTATCAGCAGTTGCACCAATAGTGATAGGGCCATTACCTGCACCCACACTGTAATCACCTGCTGATGCAGCGTCGAAGTCAAAGCCATCAACGTATGCGTCAACGTCAGTGCCTGTTACACCTAGATCTAATGCACAGTCAGTAGAAGTACCAGCATGAACTGTTGTTACTTCAAAACCAGCATCCAGAATCATAGTGTTAGCAGGAACTGTGATTGCTTCAATAATATCAGCAGCAGCTAGTGCTGTACCTTTAGCGGTAGCAGCAGCACCGAAGTCGATACTATTTTGCACAAGATAAGGGGTTCTTCCTCTAGGGCTATTGCCTCTAGCTGACGAAGATAATGTTGTTACTGTAGCCATTATTCAGTCTCCCTTATACTAAGCAATAACGAGCAGTTGAGATAGCTTCTGGTCGAAGTATCTTACGCCCATACAAATGCATTCCTCTGACAATGTCAGCGAAGCTATCAGGATCACGATAAGTTTCGGTCTTGTTAATCTGTTCAGCAGTTGCCACAGCAGATGAATGACCAGCTACAAGCACACCAAAGTTACTGGCGTTTGTGCCACCAGTGGTTGATGGTCCTGTTCCTACAGAAGGTAGGTTGTTGGACATGTACACCTTGAAGCCATGAAGATTGTTCAAGACTAAACCATTTTGTAATCCAGTTCCACCAAAGTCGCTATTTAGAAGACGAGAATCTTCATCTTTTAGAACTTCAATAAAAACTGGGTCAACAACAAGCCAACGGTTATTAGTGTCAACATTCTGCTGATCTAAGAGTCTAGCCATACGTGCCACTATTTGTAGTGGGTTTGCATTACCAGAACCGGGAGTAGCAGAAGTTGCACCACCTGCACGTGCTTGAATACCAATTGCGTTACTGGAAGAACCACCAAAAGAATCAGCCATGATTTTCATGGAAGATAGTAGTTCATCAGAACCAGCAGTTGATACTGCTTTTGCACCGTTAACTGTAGTGTTAGCAGTGTCAGGAGCACTGTGTATTGCTGACTGTTTAAAACCAGATAGATAACCAAGTACGTCTTGGTCATACTGATCAGATAGTCTGTAAGCTGCACGATCACTTGCAAGTTGCTGGAAGTTAATGTGCGAATGAGCTTCTTCAATGTCATCGACTTTAAATGCAAAGTAGTTTGCTTTGTCAATGGTTAGTGAGAACTCTTCGTCATCCAGATCTTGTGGAGTGATTGTAGTACCACGTGCATACTCTTTGACCGTGATCTCTGGTTCTTTGATCACTTTAACGCTATCGCCCATGTTGGCGATTTCACCAAAGTAATCGCTATTAGTAATAGCTTCAACAATTGAAGCCTTACGAAAAGCTACTTGTACCTGCTTAGAGTAGATAATTGGTGAAAAATTACCATTAGGCAGGTTGCCGTAGCCTGTAGCGGTTGAAAATGCCATTTTATTTTCTCCTTATACGACATCCCAATGCGTATCAAAACATATACGCTATGTTATCTACTTTAAGGGCCGATTGATAAAGAGGTGGTATATGTAAGGCCAACTACACATAGGCTCTTCTTATTCGGGTATCTTAGAAGTTTGGTGTAGTATCTGTGGGTAGTCTTTTGAAAAGGGCCACATTACTACTAATTATGCATAGTTATATGCACAATTATCTGTTTGTCAACACCTTTTATCGTGCTGAACCAGATACGTCATAAATAAACTTACCGTTACGTATAGCTTCCATTATGTCATCTGAATGCTTCTCATATTCTCTTGCAGACATACGTTGTACATCAGATTCTTTATATGAGTTGCCACTATCGTCACTGGCAGGTTTACTTCTTTTACCTTTAGTGGATACAGACTTTGCTGCATCCTTAGATGATGATTTTTTTGCAGTTATGTTTCTGTCTGCTTTATATAAGTCAATAGCTCTAGCAGCAGAACGTGCGTCATTGTCATTCTCATACAGAGCATTCTGTACCCATTGTGGTTGTTCTTCTGCCCATGTGTGAAAGTCATCATCGTTTCTTATATCTTCAAAATCAGGGTGCATTTGTAGCAACTCAGTTTCTGCACGTTGCTTACTTACACTCTGTTGCATATCGTCTAGAGCTTTTACCTTTTCTTCTAGACTAGCTTGTTGTTCAGCAGCTTTCTTAATAGCAATTGTTTCTACTATACCTGCAACATCAGGATACTCTTTAGCCCATGTTTCTATATCTTCGTCAGACTTAGGAAGTTGTATTTGCTTCTTGGTTGACTGCTCTAGTTGCGCTTTAAGATTACTTATCTCTGCTTTTAATTCGTCTGTTTGTTTTTGCTGATGCCTACGTAGATCAGAATATCTCTTCTTAAAAGTTCTTTCTTCTGCATTCTTAGGTTCTTCTTCTGCTTCTTCTGATGAGGCATCTTGCTTTTGTCCTTCAATTAACTCTTGCAGTTCTTCCTCTTCCTGTTTTAACTTTTCTTCTCTTGAGTATGGCCTAGATATAAACGCTGTTTTCTTAGGTTCTACTTCTACTTGTGTTACGTCTGACATTTTATATTTCCTTTCGTTGGGGCTATGGTAGCCTTATTAGGGGCATAGGTAGCCAACACATGTGGTTTATTATCTTGAAGCTAAACCACCACGCTTCATCTTCTTTTGTTTTTTTCTTTTAGATATAAAACCACCTTTATTTAATTGACCTCCTGCTGGTCCGTCAGGTGTTCCAACTCCTACTCCTGCTCCCGCTGCATCTCCAGCAGTTTGAGGTCCACCACCCATACCTGATGGATCTCCTGCTGCTGGTCCCGCTGCTGGTCCTGATGGTCCTGCATCACCTACACCACCTGACATGCCAATAGGTTCTCCTACTTGTGGATCTGGATCTGGTGTTGTTTGATCTTTTGTTTTAGCTTTATCTTTTAATTCTTTTTCTTTATTGCTTATCAAACCAGCTAAAGTAGGATTTGTTTTACCAAGGGACAGATCATCTCGCATCTGATTGGATATAGATATTCCTAATTGTTCTGCTTTATCCATCTGCTCTTTTGCATCTTTACCTATAACCTCATTGTCTTGGTTAGTGCTAAAATCTGGTGTGCTGTAACCACCTATAGCGTTAGCAGTAGATCCCGGTGGTGCTTCACCTGCTCCGACAGCGGCTGCGTGTGCTACAACTTGAGATTTTGAAACTCCTGTTGCTCTCGATACAGTGTCTCTTGCTATGTCAACACCATATAAAGCACCTAGAGCTTTTTCTGCATCAGAAATAGCTGTGTCTAATTGTGCATCGTATGCTGCCATTTCTTGAGCAAATCCAATTGGATCATTTTTCATCATTTCTGCCATTGCTTTCGCATCTTTATCATCTTGCTTTTTACCAAAGCTAAAATCAGGTAACTGCATACCAAGGGCTTTAGCTCCTACTTTTGATGCTACAGATGGTCCTAACATCATCTCTCCTATAGTCATTGCAGTTCCAACAATATCTGATGCTACTTTACCAAAACCGCTAGATATACTCTGACCATACTGTGCTTGCTCAAGAGGTGACATCTCACTAAAACCTTTACCGCTTACATCAGGGTCCATGCTAGACCTTGCTTTTTTTAATGTAGTTGTTTCTTCTGGTTTTTCAGGTTGTGCTCCTGCTTCTTGTTGTTGCTCGGGTGTTACTTCAGTATATCCCGGTGGTGGCTGATATGATGGCACACCTCTAAAGAAAGGTATAAATAGTTGATTACCCTGTGCATTTCTAAATTCTTTTACCTCATAGTTAAACTGAGGTTGTCCTACAAGTTGCTCAAACCTACCTGAAGCAGGAACATTAGCAAAGTCACTTAGATCACCACCAGTTTGTAATTTAACTGGCATACCACCTTTAGCCATATTCTGTAACATAGCTGATGTATATTCTTCTGTTTTTCTCTGCTCTGCATTTTTTCTATTTTCAGGAGTGTCCTCTATAAAACCTTGAGGTATGGGTGTTACAGGTACGTCATTAAATACAGCTATTAAACGTGTGTCTGACGGATTGTCTGGATCAAAGTAACGCTTTTGAAATAATGATTTGTTTGTAGATTCTACAACACCACCTACGTTCATCTTTTTGTCGTCATCTTTCTCGTCAGTTATAGTGCCACCAACGATAATTAAATCGGATGGCTCAAAAGGTACATCTTCATCTAGCACAGCTTCGTCAGAGTTACCCATCTGACCCATGTCTTCCATACGTTGTAATCCAGCTTTTGCCTCATCACGTAACTTCATTAAAAATCTTAACCCTAGAAAGCGTGTAACGTCAGCAGGAAACACAAACTCTCCCGGACTTAGCTTTGCATCTATGTCATCTCTAACTTCTTCTTTAAGAGAACCAGTGGGTACATCATTTCCTGACACAGGATCTTTTGTACCACCCTCATCTTTTAGTCCACCTAAATCAAACATTTCCATCTGTTGCATTTACATGATCCCTTAACCGTTTAATTCTACTGTAGGCTGTAAGAGCACCCTGCGCTCTGTGTATTGCTACCATGTCATTTGACTGTTCTAAAACTTTTATCTCTCGTTCTAGTAACATATCTATATAATTACTGAAGTGTTGCCATTGGCGGTTGTTGCTGACCAGTGGCTTGAGCTTCTGGAGCAGCTCCTTGTTGTGGTCCACTGAACCCTTGCTCACCCGGTGTTGGTGCTTGTCCTGTTCCAATCGTTCCTCCTCCTGTTCCTGCTGTATCCATTGGGTTAGTGCCGGGAGGTGGAGGTGTTCCAGCTTGTTGTGGTGGCTGTTCTGGTCCAAAAGTTTTCATTATCTCAGCCTGTATAGATGCTTCATCCATGTTGTTTGTAACTTTGTCTGGATCAAGATCAAGAGACTTTGCAATCTCACGAATGATATAATTAAACTTAGCAAACGGTGCAAGTGCTGGATTAGATGTAACACTTAAAAATTGCATCAATCTTTGACTACGCACTTCATTAGCCATCAAACTTTCTGTCCCACGTGCCACTACTTCAAGATCTCCTTTGATTGATGGATCAAAGTCAAACTGCATATTAAACTGAAATAGTCCTTCTCCCAACGGTTTTAGTAGATAGTCATCTACGTTTTTAATTACTGTCTTAATGCCACCTGCTGCTGCACCCATCAACATAGATATGCCTGATGCAGTTCTACCTACACCTGCTATACCTGTCTGTCCATGTGCAAAAGATGGAAAGCCTGTGCTCTCATCTGAAAGCTGTCTAGCTTTATCAAACATCATCATGTTCTCACTAGAAACATTTGGATACTTTGTACCAAACAATGCCTGTCCCGGTGCACCACCCTGTCTTCTAAACACTTTACCCGGATAAACCGTAAGATCCTGTCCGGGTACTAAGTTTGTTTCGTCTACCTCTATAAGTAAGTTACCTGAAAGCACAGCATTGTCTACTGCCATACGCATAAAGCCATTCATTAATGTCTGTGTATCGTCCATGTTCTCTGCAATACCAACACCAAAGAAGCTGTAAGGATTAAGTTCATAGGGTGCTGCAACGTATGGTATACGTGCTGGTTTAAACGGATTAAGAACTACACGTAGTAGTCTACCGTTACATACCCATATGTTTGCCTGTAACTCATCTAGGTCTTTTAGATCTTGTGGTATGTCAATCTCTTGTTCTTCTAGTAGATCTGTATCTACAGTACCCCAATACTCCATAACCTCAAAACGATCTATGTCATGCTCTGGTGCATAATCTGATAGATCGTCTTCCCAATACAGTTTAGTGTAGTTTTCACCTTCTGCTATCACTTCTTCAATCACGCTGTCTCTAAAGTATGGACGCTTCTTAAGAGCACGTAGTTGTGATCGTGACATCTTATGCCTCTCTATCACATACTGTGCTTCATCCATGTTATTAGCGTCTGGATCTGGATAAAAGTTCCACACAGATACATGTGATACCTGTGGTACTGTCTTAAACATAGGATCGTATTCACCGTCTTCATTCCAGTTAGGGTATTCTTTGTCAATAGCAAATGGCCCCTTCATTACACCTGTGCCAAATAAGGACATCTCAAATGCTGTGCTTCTTAAATGTTTACTTGCACCTGATTCTTCTAACTGATCGTGTATCTTTTTCTGCATTCGTTTTGCTGCAACCATTGCAGGGCTAACTGTAATTGCAGAGCCTGTCTGACCCACACCTTCTCTAACACCTTCTAAGCCTCCTAACTTATTTTGATATTCACCTAGTCTGTCCATCAAAGACTGTTGTGTAGCTCCCGGTTCTAAATCATTACCATCTCCAGCAAATCCATACGGACTGTTTAGTATATTAGTTACCTCTTCTGTTTCTTTAGGGTCAAAGTGCACATCACCTGCTACACCGTCAGGTAGTTGTGTTGGGTCTATACTTAGTGGAAACTTTTGATTAGCAAATAGTACATCAACTATCTGTCCGTATGCAGCTAGAGTTTTTGTCTTTGTTATCTTTATAAATACTCTAGATCTTTCTGATTCTGTAAACTGCACATCAGAACCGTACAGTCCTCTGTAATTACGATATGCTTTTATCCAACGCTCTTCATCTTGATACCTATAGTCTTCTGCTCTTTTATATCTTTCATTAATATATGGTATTAAATTAGATATACCTTCATCCATAGACTCTTCTGCATCTTCAAGATGAATAGCATCTTCTTCCATAATAAAATCATCTGTCATTACATTTTCCTTAATATCCGAAGACTGCATCTGCTACTTGCATCTGGCTAGGTGGTTTTCTACTTGGATCGTAATCAAACAAGTTAAACCTTGGTCTTGACATTATACCATACCGTAATGCATCATACAAGTGGTCTTCTGCGTGTGTATCTATATCTTCAGGATTGCGTTTGTCTATCGGTAATGCAGGTAGTTGCGATATTAGATTTGTACATCCTGAAAAGAATACTAATCTAGGTTCTTCTGTAAACTCATCTACCTGTAATCTTCTGTGTATCTCGTTCTTACCCGATACCCTACTGCCTTTACTTCTGTCTGATGGCCTCCACCTGCATCCTCTTTGTATCATCTGCTCTGCAAGTGATGGTCCTGTGTCACCACGTTTGTGCCAGAGAGAACTATCCAGCACACCATACTTTATATTACCGTCACCTTCTTCTAGTTCTAGTACCATCTCTGCTAAATCAACAGCTAAAACTTTTGATACGTACAACTCTCGATATACTATTATCTGCTCATTCGGTGCAACAGCAAACCAAAGTACACCACTATAAGAACCATAGCCATAGTCACATGCCCTAAACTTAACCCAATTATTTGGTATATCAAAAGGCTCAACTACGTGTATACTTCTGTTAAACTCTGTAAACGCTGCACCTTCTTTTATATCCCAATCGCCCTCTAGCAATTGTTTTCTTTGATGTTCAGGCAACGATAATAGCATTGCCTCGTAGTCACCTGTCTCAGCTAGGTATGGGTTATCTGCTAACCTAGCTGGTATAAACTTTCTTCTAAATAATGCTTTACCTGCTTTTGCGTGTCCTGCTGGATACTTTAGTGTTTCACCTGTTTCTATATCCGTAGCTGGAAAACTCTTGTTGTATGGAGCAGGATCAATAAACATTTTCTTGACCCACTGATGTCCCGGTCCTCCGGGGTTTGTTGTAGCCCTCATGTATACACCTAGTTCTGGTGCAGTGGAACGTAGACGAGATCGCATATAGTTCCATGCGAAAGGTGTAGACCATTGCGTTAGCTCATCAAAACCTATCCAGCTAAATGCTAGACCCTGATAGCGCATTACGTCATCATCTCTATCCAGATATGACATCCAAAGTTTTGCTCCAGATGGTGCGGTCCACTGCATTTTTCTCTCTGACCATTTTATACCGGGACATACTTTTGGGTATAACTCCTGCGACTTAGATATAAGTTCTCTTAACTCCTCTGTTGTATGTCGCAGTAACAATCCACTAAAAGATGGATGGTCAAAGTATCTGGTAGGATCAGCTAACATTGCGTAGCTCTTACCACCTCCAGCACTGCCACCGTACAATACCTCTCGTTCTGGTGCAGCTAAGAACTCTGTCTGTGGTCCTTCGTTTGGTTTAAATACTACATTAAGCTCTCGCTCTAATTCTGTAGTGTCATACTCCAGCCTCTGAGGGGCCAACTCTTTTTGCACCGACTCTGCTGGTTTCGATTTCTTCTGCCTTTTTGATCGCCTTTTCCGCATACTCTGCCCACTTGCGGAGGCTTCTAGCTTTGTCCTTACGCTGTCGCTCATGCTTTATTCTTTTCTGTAATCCAAGGTGTGATATATACCTTCCTGTATTCTTACTTAACCATGCTGCAACTTCACGCAACGAGTACTGTCTAAGATACATTTTAGCTTTCTCCAGATGATCCAACTCTTCTTTGATTGGCAAGAGCAGGTCTTCGTCTTCTGGATCAACTTCGTATCCGAAGGGTATTGTTCTAGCAATACGTGGTACAGGTAGCCACTCATTTTCTTCCTTTATATCTGTTGGTTGCGGTAGTTTCCATTTGCCTAAACTTCTGTCCATTACTTTTTAGCCATGCCCACTCTAGTACGTAGTGGTGGTTTCTTTTTAGGCAGCGGTGGTGTTTTTCTTTTAGGCTTTGATCTAGGTAATGGTGGTTTCTTTTTAGTTTTAGATTTTGTAGTAGTCTTTTTTCTAGCTACTGCATTTGCACCCACTGCAAAACTAACACCAGCACCTTGTAATAATGCATTAACAGCATCTGTCTGTGTTTGTGTTTTACCTTCAGCTATTCTGTTTATTGCTCTATTCATTCTTTGATTACCTATAAGAGCACTTGGTTTTGTAGCACCTTTAATATTTAAATTTTGATCTGCCATTAAATCATCAAATGTTTCCATAGCATTTTCTGAATTTCTTTTTTGTGTGCTATTCAACGGTTTATTACGAACTGTTTTTTTTAATTGCTTTTTAGCAACTCCAATTAATCCTTTAAGCACTTGTTTAGTTACAAATGATCCCATCTAATCGTCCTCTTCTGCTTTTGCTTTAGGTGGCATTAGCATCACACCACCTGTTGCTTCTACTTGCATTTTCTCTGTCTTCACCAAACCTGTACGATCTAGTAACTCTTTAGCTGCTGACATCTTATCTCGTATGCCTAGCTCTGTTGGATCTAGTAGTGCACCTGCCATAGCTACAGCAGCTCTAGGTGCATTACGTGCCATGTATTGTTGTGTGGCTTCTAATATCTCTTCTTTCAAACTCTTAACTATATTAGTTGTAGAAGATCCCTCTGCATATCCAGCTAGTTTCTTTGCAGTTGCTACATCACCATTTGCTTCATCAAATAGCACCTCTAGAAACTTTAGCTGGTTCTCTGTATATTGTCTAGCCATTTAGCATTCCTGTTTTCATAATGTTACTTAGTCTTAGTGCTCTACCTTTTACCTGATCTGCCCATTTAGAATCTAACATCTCTAGAGCAGCAGTGCTATAATCACCTTTATGTATTGCTGCCCACATCTTTTTAAATCTATTTAAACGTGGCATACCTAAGTTAAATGCCATATTTATACATACCATCTGTCTAGCTTCATCTAGTTCTTCCACACATGGATGTGCTCTACATAATTCTTTTTCAACTATAGCTATATCATTTCTTAGAAGATACCTAGCTCCATACAATGTAAGACCATTCATGTATACGTCCTGCAAAGATGTGTAACCTAAATGTTGAAGCTCTTCATCTGTTAAGCCTCTGTCTTCTAAGTTTCTGCCCACTCCTATTGTATCTATGTCAAGTGAATCAGTATAGACCTGTAATTCCATACCTTCATCAGCTATCAACATCTCTACAAGTTTGTGTGAATCATACTTCATCTATTTCTTCTTTGGCATTGCAAAACCAAAGTATGCACCAACAAGTGCAGACAATGAACCGTACATCATCATAAGAATACTGTCAGCCTCTGCAAATCTAGTAGGCCATATTAGTACAGCAGTCGTAGCTATAAGCATTGTACCTAATGCAGTCCATGCCATGTAACGTCTGTTAGATTGATATGCAACTTTGTCTACTATTACGTTTTCTTCTGCCATGTTTCTCTCCTATTTTTTAAATAGTTTAGTGGCACTACGTACCCCAAACGATGCAGCTACGATTACTGAAAGGGCATATTTATACCAATCAGGCATCAACTGCAATTGTGCAAAACCTATTTGTACTATGTCTTCACAACCGGGAACAAACGCCAGTACCAAAGGTATCGAAAATAAAATTGTAAGCCACTCATCTTTCCAACTACCCTCACTTGCTTTAGCCTGTGCTATATCCCAATCTATCTCACCTGTAGCCTGTCTCTCTTTTATCTTAGCTTCAGATTTAATAGTAACAATTTTAGCTTCTGTCTTAGCTTTCTTTTCAGCTACGTGACCATCTAACCATGTACCAGCTAGGTTAGCTATTGGTCCTATCAAAGATCCTAAACCAAACATCACACTCTCCTAAAACGTGCAGTCTTCTTTGCTATCTTTTTAGGTTGTTTAGCATGTTGTTTTTTACTTGCACGTTTAGCTCTAGTAGTAGCAGCATACTCACTTGGTGATAAGGCTTTTATTGCAGCAGTAGGTAAGTATCTTTCTCCTGTTGCTTTTGGTCCCTGCGTAGATGGCTTACCTGATTTTGTTCGCCACTTCTGTCTACCCCAAGCTGATAGGCTTTCCTGTCGTTTAGTCTTCGCCATTAGATTCTTCTTTATCGTGACAGCCACATTTGCAAACATTAGGGTCGCAATTACATTCTATACAACTGTCACATTTACACGTATTGTCTTCTACCATTGTATAAGTCCTACCTTCATAGTAACGTCTGTAATAACCCATGTGACCATCAACTCTTATAGCCACCACCTTTTGCTTTATATTGCTTTGCTAGCATTTGAGCTTTTCTCGCTGACCATTGCCCCGGAGCACCGCCTTTTCCACCAGCCTTAATACTATTAAATAATCTTTTACGCATACCCGGCTGAGTGTAGTTACCTGATTTATTTACAGTGCTCCCACCTGATTTTAGTTTAAGCGCACTAAGTTGCTTAGACTGCTTCTTATGTGCAGCACTAGCTTTAGCTAACTTACCTGCTACTTTTTTTACTACTCTTTTTGCTTTTGTGTTTTGTTTTGCCATTTGAATACAGATTGTTAAAAGTTACAGATGGGTCTAAGTAAGACTCATGTCCTTCTGCTGAATGTGACCACTGTGAGGGTGTAAAGTCTGGTGCACCCTCTCCAGTGCGCCATAAAGCAGGACTCGTAGCCCTGACCCTATTGTTAGGTAATGCTACAAAGTTCCCTGTCCAGTTACCAGCATCTGTTAAGTATAGTACATGTGATTGCTTATGCTGTGCAGGATCATCTGCAATATCATTACCTGTGTAGTCCACGGTAAATAAATATTTACCTGTGTAGAAATCACCTCCTATTTTACATAACCAAGGCGATGAACTTACTCTGTCTAATACGACTGTACTATGGTCACGTGACTCACAATCCCAAGGTTGACACAGATGGTCTTCCATAGGTTCAGGCCAATATTCTAGAGGTATGTCAGCTACCAATGCTTGTATTGGCATTCTAGCCCACATAGCTCCACCATGCACGTTTTCTGTAGGTCCATCTTCCCTATCTATCTCACATCCTGTAAATACAATATGAAAGCTAAGTGATCTATCTGGTATTGTATTCACTGCGAATGCTATCGCATGAAGAAAGTCACCGTGATAATTTTGATGGTTACTAGTAAACTCTCTTCTAACCCAACAATTAAAGTGGGGTACGTTACTAATTAGATTGGGCATTACCTACGTCTGGTAGCTCCACCTCTGGACATTTTTTTAGTTTTCATACCACCGTATCTCATTTTGGTGGCTCCTCCTTTAGCCATTTTCTTTGTCTTCTTTTTGTGCATAGGCATGGTTATGTTCTCCTTTTTTTGTTTGCCGATCTAAGTTGCTCCTTCGCCTTTTTCGCTATAGCAACAACCTCATTCTTTCCCATCACTTTAGCACGTTGCTCCATAACTGTCAAGATTTGTATCTTACGTGCAAATGGTTTTTTTATCTTCTTTACTTTTGCTACTGTCTTCCTAGCGTCAGCAGGTGTAGCAAACTTTATGCTCACAGTGTCCTCTGGGTTTTCATCTGTGTACAGTCTACGTCCACTACCCTTTGGTTTTTTACCTGTACCCTTTTTAGGATCAGGTTTAGACATTGTATCCCATCTTCTTAACTACGTCAGGTCTAACTTTAGCTAATGCTTTTAAACCTTTCATGTTATCTTTTACTTGTCCACCAGCAGCGTACATATGCTTTTTCATATTTGCTGTACCACCATAGGCCATTGCAGGTTTCTTAACAGCACCACCCATAGATTTTTGCATAGGTTTATTTCCTTTTGTTTTTTTAGCTTCTTTTGCTTTTAGTTTTTCTATACGTTTTTCCGCATAGTCTACCGCATCCTGTAAAGATGCATCAGGTTTATACTTTTGATATTCAGCTATATATCCCTCTCTTAAACTATCATACTTATCTGCCATTTAACACTTCCACTTCCTTAGAGCTTTATTGATCCTTGAGTTTGGATCATTTCTAGTTTTTGCACTAGTGAGCTTCTTTTTCATGCCACCCATTCTAGCACAGAAAGACTTACGTCGATTAGCAGCCTTTGATCCTTTTTTAACTTTGCCAGTTACAGGTGCTTTTAAATTATGCCCTGCACGTTTAGCCTTTGCCCTACCTGCTGCCGTTAAACCTCCAGTAGGACTCTTATCTTTCTTTGTAAACTTTACAGGTCTACGTTTTCTGCCCGGTCTAGCCATCTTTCCATCCTTCAAGTAACATGCTTTTCTCTACATGCTCTAAGGTATACTTTACACCTGTAGCTTTCTCTATTGCTGTACGCACATAAAACACATCACTGTGGGGTATGTGTAAATACTTTAGGGTTTTATTCTTTAGTGCCTCGTAAAATTCTACTAAAACATCTTCTGTGTATAGTTTCACATGCCAATCTTTCCAAACGAAAATGCAAGTGCTACAAAACCAGCTATCACAAGTACAGCTACGATTAACCTCATAGCATCTCTGTCTAACATTATCATCTGTATTCTATTGCCTATACGTGATAGTATATTCTTGTAGTCCATCTATGTGCTCCTTATATGGGTCTAGATCTATGCTTGCAATTACGGCATCAATATTACTGTGCCAATATCTTAAAAATCTATTTATACGTGGATATTCTGGTATTACATCTACAGTGCCCCACGTAAATTCCTGCACTAAGTTGTTATAGTCTGGCAAAAAGTAATAAACACGTAGTAATACTGGTTCTCTAACTAGCATATAACTCTATTTAGAGTTCCACAGATCAAATAAACTCTTTACTTTCTCTTTTAGTACGACAATATCACCATGCATTTTAGCTAACACGATAATTAAAGTTACTATGCCCAGCAATATAGGCCAAGCACGGATAAATAAATCTATAATAGAGATTGATTCAGGATTCATTTAATTGCCTCACTATAAGTGTACACTTAAGTGTTATATCTAAGTATTTTTTAGTTTTATTTAAGGGAGTTTTTAGTGTATCACTTTAAGTGATCTATTATATGTACATAGTTATACTCATTAGATCAACCCCTGTCAACTAAAAAATTAAAAAATACTAAAAATAATTAAAAATATCGTAAATGTGTGTCTAATATGCAACATATTATTGTCAGTTGCTACTGTGGTTAACACTTAATTTTCCTAATCTGTGTGTTTGTACAAGCATATATACGTACCAACGGGGGGTGGACCATGCCCTGACTGCCATTTTTTTAAAAATAATCTTTTTTTTGAGACATTTTTTAAGATCCGCAGAAAATAAGGCTTTTTTGTCTCGACTCAAGATTTAAAAGGCAACTGATATGGCATCAGTTCCTTTCATTTGATCTTTTCGATGGTGGGGTTTTTGGGTGGTGCTCTTTTGACAACAGACAACTATGAAATGAAGCACCCTATCCCCTCACTTCAAATGGTCCACAAAATACCACCCCATCAAATCGGTGGGACTGTCCCACCTTAAATTATTTCGGCTGCAGTAGCTTAAACCATTTGACTGTATTTGATCACTTCTATATAAGAGTAGTTATTCCACATCGTTTGAATGTGGTTTTTAACCAATGAGGTAAACAAAAATGAAAAAGTTAGATACTACAAAAGAATTAGAATTCGTTGCAGATATTGCTCAGGAACTATTACCGAAAATTAAAAAAGGTAATCAAGAATTCAGGAAAGAAGTATTTTCGGGTCGAACATCTGAAATGCTCACTTCTATGAATAAGCTACTTGATGTAGATGATAAGTTTCAGTGGGGTGATACTTTCAAAGGTTACACAAAGGAACAAAGGAAAGCCTATGTGTTTGTAGCTAAGAATTTGCACCATGCAATCAAGTTAAACAAAGAAAATGGTTATCATAAGCTAATCACTAAAAAAGATGGTAGCACCGAAAATAAGAAAGTTGATTTCTACAGTGGTACATCTATGGAGGGTTTAGAAAAAATGCTCCGTAGGTACATTGCTTATCTTGATGGTCCATCTGCTAAAAGCTACCAATCATTTGAAAAGCTAATTGATCACGTAGTTGAACACGTTCAAACGCAAGGTTACAACTACAAAGAATTAGTTGAATGTTGCGCTCAATTGTTAGGCTTTGAAATTGATAGTGATAGTTCTGATATTAACGTCTTAGAATTAGATCCTCTAACAATCGAAAAGAAATCCAAAAAAGTAGCTTAATACTTTAAACCTTTTTAACTTAGGGTGATAGCTTCGGTTATCACCCTTTTTTTATGCCTAGATTTAGAACCCATTTAAACGCTCATACAGCACCCTTAAATCGTTTCTAGTACTATCCTACCTTAAACACCTTAAACGCTCTTACAGCGCATTCTCGACAGTCTTGACTGTATCCCATGCTCTAAGCTACTATAGGTATAGTTAGAAATCACTTATTGATTTCGGCTGCAGTAGCTTAAACGATCACTTAGGTGGGACTGTCCCACCGATTACTTGAAAGGTTTTTACTCTATGAAATACAAAAGAATTGTAGAAAAATCGAGTGACAAATTGTCGAGTTGGTATCCAAAACAAGTTGGACGAGTTGTTGACGACATGTCGCTAATGACGAACCGACAATTTGACGAGATGTTTAGACGAGTATCGCATAAACCTAGACGAGTTGACACGAAGCTAAATGCAATGCTATCCATAATCAGACAACAACAAGGAAGGACGAGTACTAAATGACAAAACACGTTTTGCTTCACGATGACTACGTGAAACGCAAGAAACAGTTTGAGGAAAAAGGTAGAACTGCTTACCTTGCAAGTGACGTCGAAAATTTTGCCAGCCTTACAGCAGAGTTTATGGCGTTTGTCGATACATACATTGACGGCATAACCGACAAGTATTTGAAACGAGATCGTCTGTTTTGTAAGACGCTTGTCACACAAAGACAAATCATTAAAGACTACGAAAGTTTTATTGATGACATAAAGCAAAGGGTGGACGATAACTTTGCCGAAGTAGCGAGAGGAGGTGACTAAATGACAATGGACATAGTGACGAGAGGTGACGACGAGAAGATTGCGTACCTCGAAATGGAGAACTTAGCAGTGATGCGTGACAATCGTATCCTTGCCAATCTGATACTCAAACAAGAGAAGTTAATTGAAAGGTTAAAGAGAAAGGCGATAGAGATATGAATCAAGTTGATAAATTCTTTAATGACTTTGTTATGCTTCACAATGCCATGCAAGCCAAGACAGAGCAGGACACTAGACGCACAAAGTTAGAGGAGATCGACAGGACATGGGCAGCCATACAAGCCATTGACACAAGTGGGACTGTCCCACGATGACAGCACTTGACGAACTGACGATTGTCGCACTATGCTTTGTCATAGTAGTGATTGGTTTATATTGTTTTCAACGAGGAGATTTATGACATGCCATATCGAGGTAAATTAATTGCTAGTGGTGCAGATGCCAAGACCATCAAAGGTAATGGAGAGAAGTATGAGACAGCCATTATGTACCTCATGCCTGACGACATCCTGTGTCCTTGGTCAAAACGTGCCAAGTGCAAAGACCCATGCCTAGTGTCAGCAGGTCGAGGTAAATTTAGCAATGTCGAACAGGCACGTATACGTAAGTCTAACTTATATCACAATGACAGGGACACGTTCATGGACATGTTGCAAACAGACATCCACAAGTTTCGTAGCTACTGTCACAAACGAGACATACAACCTTGCGTCAGGCCTAATGGCACTAGTGACATACCCTTTGAGCGAGTGCCTGTTGGCAACAAGACCATCATGGAAGAGTTCGATGACGTAATCTTTTATGACTACACCAAGACGGTTAATCGTGTGTACAAAGATCCGTATCCACTGACGCTATCCTACAGTGGTGCTGACCCTGTGTATCAGTCCAAGGTAGAGAAAGCTATGCGGGAATTACCAGACGTAAACGTGGCAGTTGTGTTCAGGACACAGCAGATGTTGCATGACGCAATGGACTATGGTTTTATGGGCAGAGAGGTAATACATGCAGACAAAGACGATATGAGATTCCTAGATCCCAAGGGTACAATAGCAGGACTAGTAGCCAAGGGATCAGCTAAGACAGACACATCAGGTTTTGTAGTTGACTACGACAGGAGGAACTAAATGGTAAAAATACCTGACGATATGGATGTACCACGTATCCGTAGAGATACGAATAACCTTGATAATGTAATGTGGTTAGTACGCAATTTGTCTGTGAGAAACAGTCAACACCCTGAGTTTAAAAACGTATTCTCACAGGTGTTAAAGCTAAAAGCGAAACATTGGGAGAAACTAAGATGATCAACACAGTATTTTCAGCATGTGATGGTGGCTCTATGCTACAGGAAGCTATGGTTAGGGCAGGTGTATTATCACCTGTCTACAGATACTATGCCAGTGAGATAGACAAGTATCCTATCAAAGTGACACAGGCTAATTGGCCTGATACCCAACAGGTAGGTGACATACACAATGTAGACCTACACACATTCAACGGTGATCCTATTGACTTCATGGCAGGTGGGTTTCCTTGCCCCTCATTTTCAGTGGCAGGTAAAGGCAAGGGCTTTGACGATCCTAGAGGACAAATCTTTTGGGAGATCGTGCGTTTGAAAGAGGCACTCAAACCCAAGTGGTTTCTGTTTGAGAACGTGCCTATGAAGCAGGAGTATCAGGACGTTATCAACAAGCATCTAGGTGTGGAACCTATCGAGATTAATAGTAGCCTTGTGTCGGCACAGAACAGACGTAGACTATACTGGACTAACATACCACAGTCAGGTCTACCAGAGGACAAAGGCATCATGCTCAAGGACATACTAGAGGATGGTTATGTGGACAGAGATAAGTCCCATTGCCTAGATGCTAACTACTGGAAGGGTGGTAATCTTAAGACATACTTTGAGAAGCACAGACGACAGCTAGTATTTAGTAAGGATCAGATGTGTCACGTTGGTGACGCTGACCTCAACGGACATGGCTATCTTAAACGTGTCTACCATTCGTCAGGGAAAGCTCCAACCCTGACAAGTAACGGTGGTGGCAATCGTGAGCCAAAGGTTTATGTCGAGCCAATGAAGTATCGTAAGCTGACACCTCTGGAATGTGAGAGATTGCAGACACTGCCAGACAACTACACCAACCATGTATCTAACACTCAAAGATACAAAGTATGCGGTAATGGATTTACCGTAGACGTTATTGCCCACATACTGAAAGGACTAAAGATATGAGTACAGACTACAGAGTTGAAATGCAGCAGGAAGAAAAGCTAAGAGAAATAATGGAGAAACAGGTTGATGCACTAGTTAAGGTGAGTATTCCAGAAGAGGATGCTTACGAAATGTTAGAGGCTTGGCATCTAAAAAATGGATATCCATTTATAAAAACTGATCTTAAAGTGTATGATGTAGTTAAGCTATGGGAGGAGCAGACAGGCAGGACTATACCCACAGATATTGTAGACGCTATGAAGTTTCTGCAATGGCAGGGACGCAATGGTGACACACGTAAGTTCAAGGACAGGAGCATAATACAAGTGCTCAGATATTTTATTAAATACTATGAGGAGAAGTAATATGGACCATGATTTGTTTCAAGAGTGGTTAGACAATTGTCCTGCGGAGATCAAGTCATATAATGTACATGGAGATATAGTAGTGGCAACATTCCATGTGCCATCTGAGCATGACCCCAATGCCTATGATCATGGCAGAGAGATGCAGGACGAACCTGAACAGTATGAGAGTGATCACAGTGTAAGGTCATACATTTATGGAGATGGGAGAATGCAATGAGTATCGACAGTGTATATCACATATTGGTGCAGGACTTCATAGGCAGGGACATATATGTTCCTTGGAGAACTACACCACACGAAAAACACGTGGAAGAACACCACTATCCATCTGCTAAAAAGGCAGACAACCTAGTACCCACCAGACCAGCACCACCGATAGACACTAATCGTGGCACTAACTTGGACATACTGGCATAATCATAAAGGAGAAAACAAATGCCTAGAACTAACTTTGGAAAAACAAGAACCCATGACAACCCATATGCTATCTACTCAGATGGTAGAGGTTGGGAGTGGAGAGTGTTGAAGACCTACAAACATTCATCTGCTGAAAAGAATGACGGCTTTGCTAGATGGTATGTGTCAGCCACATCTCCCCTGATGCACAAAGGATCTTACGAGTATGGTGACACATATTGCAGAGACATAAAGGATAACTTCTTAGTGAAGTTAGTATCTGCTGACGAAGAGTGGATGAAAGAGTATGGTTGAGGTGGGACAGTCCCACCATTTAGGTTATACTTGACACGACATACTGGTATAATGTACTGTATATCCAACTTAACCAAAAGGAGAGTCTGTTATGACAACAGCAAACAAAATACAAAAGCAATTAGAACTACGTGGACGTATACTTAACAGGGACTTTATCTTTAGGAAGCGAGTTAAGAAAAGGAGATGGGAGTTTGGTAAAGAACTCAAAGAGTTTAAGTCTTATCAGTTTGGCAAGTACTCTATCTATCTTTCCAAACAACCTATCGTGTTCTGGAACATGCAAGGGCTAGTGTCCACAACTAAGCGTGACTATTCTGTGCAGCCCATACTTAGATAACAGGACGAGAGGAGGTCTGTTGTGCGTATCAAACCAATCAATCCAGTTGCACGTGAGATGGCGTACAATAGACCTCGCACTCAAATTGTAAAACCCAAAAAGGGAAAGGGGTCATACAGCAGGAAGAGGAACAAACATAATGATGCAGTCACAGTTGACATTTCAAAAGATGCCAGCAAAAAAGGTGGCACTTACTAAACCAAAGAGAGGTGCATGGAAAGTAGAAAGGCGTAAGCAACGTAAGTTTAAATACAACCAAAGGAGCATGGAATATTATGGTAGACACTGACATAGAGGACTTACTAAATTGGTGGTACAACAAGCCTGTCAATTGGGCTGGCACGTACAAGGAAGACAGTGATGGTGTAGTCACACTCACTCTGTTTAAAAGACCAGCAGCGCGTAGCAAAGAGGAGAGTATAGATGACCAGCTGCAACGTGCTAGAGGTAGAGCACCCAAGCAGGAGTATGGTGGGTACGATGGGCCTGACCCCACTACACATGGGGATTGGCAACACAATGGTAGGTGTACAGATTTTTGAGGGGGTGTATTTATGTTAAGTGAAACCATACTTGCAGTAGGTGCTACGATCACGTGTCTTGCTCAGAACATTTACTTTGAGGCACGTGATCAACCTACCATAGGACAACGTGCAGTGGCAGAGGTGGTGTTGAACCGTGTGCATGATCCACGTTGGCCTGATACTGTGTGCGAGGTGATACGTGAAGGACCAACGTATAGTTGGAAGCAGGACTACCCAATCAAACACAGGTGTCAGTTCAGTTGGTATTGTGATGGCCTATCAGATAAACCAAAGGACCAACGTGCGTGGTCAAAGGCTATTGCCATAGCAGAGGACGTATTCTTTTCATATGGCTTATCAATTAACACGGTGGACGGTGCTACCTTTTACCATGCCACTAACGTAGACCCGGAGTGGAGAAACGTAGAGTACATAGTAACAATAGAAGATCATATATTTTATAGATAGGATAATGACATGAATATATTTTTTATAGACAAAAATCCAATCAAAGCAGCTCGACAACTATGTGACAAGCATGTGGTCAAGATGGTATTGGAAACTGCTCAGATGTGTAGCACTGCATTACATGAGTGGTGCTTTGAGGATGAACCTATATTGAAAGAGATATATAAACCTGCATACAAAAATCATCCCATGACTGTATGGGTACGAGAGAATGATGCCAACATGACATGGGCTGTAGCACATGGTCTTGAGATAGGCAGAGAGTACACACGTAGATATGGCAAGCACCATAAGAGCACAGCTATAATGAAGAAGATAGCTGCATATATGTTTCACGATAACTTTGACGAGGACTTCAGGTTACACACCACACCACCACAGTGTATGCCAGACCAGTTTAAGTGTGACGATTATGTAGAGGCGTATCGCAACTACTATCGCACAGATAAGGCACACATATTACAATGGACAAACACACCACAACCTACATGGATTGCAGCTTGACATGGAATGGGAAATAATATATTTAATCATGATGATTGTTGCGACTAACATCATGGGCTTTGGAGACTAGTATGATAGACAATTACTCTAGATTTTATAGACTGCCTAAGTATATACAGAAAGAGATAAAGTCTAAATATGATAAACCTTTTACTGTAGAGGCCATAGAATACGGCGAAAATTTATTTGAAGAACAAGTAGAAGAAGACATACAAACATTTCAAAACTATTAAAGGAGACTAACTATGCCACAATACAAAGTACACCTATTGGTAGATCTTCTTGATTGTGAAGAACATGAGTTAGATAAGTTAATGTATGTGGTAAAAATATCACACGATATGGTAGAGCAACTGGAGTTGCACACGCCAGATAGTTTAGTAGCGTATGCGATAAATGACGCTGATCAAAATTATCCTGACGCTGATATATACTTGAATCATATAGAGGAAATACATTCAATACATTGAGAAAGGAGACCAATATGACCTATTCAGTCAGATTTATTATAGGTTCATTAGCATTGGTAGTGGTGCTGATGGTGTTAACATTTGTAGCAAATGCACAGCCAGTGGCATGTGCACCTATGAAAGAAACAATGCGTAAACTTTTACACGAACACAAGGAACTGCTTATATTCAGAGGCATATCTGCACGTGGACACATAACTATAATCCACTTAAATGAAGATACTGGCAATTGGACTGCATCAGTGATAAGACCAACTGACCCCACACTAATGTGTGGCGTAGATGCAGGAACAACAGGAGAGCTTATAGAAACTAATGATCAGGCAAACACCGAAAACTTTTGGTGCACTGACTGTGGCTAACAAAAAGATGTACTCTGATTTAGTTACAGAGTTAGTATGGAAAGCTGCACATGCCGATCCCACTTACGACATACACAGAGCTAAAGTAGTATCTGATCTGTGTAAAGTGCCTGTAGCCACACTAATGAAAGTAGTAAGACACGCTCAAAGAACACCTAAAGCAGTTAGTTGGGATGTAATCAGTAACAAAATTATACAATAGGAGACATATTATGCGTAAACCTATGACAAAAGAACAGCGAGAAGCATCAGCTAAACGTCTTGAAAAAGCACGTGCAGCCAAACGTAAACCTGCCAATTTAAGTGTGCATGAGAGTGTACGTAACCTAGACAGTAGTCACCCTGTGAGCGTGGACAAAGTTAAGTCTTGGATTAAACACAACCAAGAGATGCTATCTTCTCTAAAAATGTCTTGTAGAAGAGATAAGGTTATACAGAAAAAACTTAACAATGAAATGAATATACTAGAAATGTATATACATAACATGAAGTTTTATTTACGCACTGGTTTGTGGCTAGACAGTGTGTACGGTAAAGACAGAGAGCACAGTGTAACTAGAAAGTGTACTGTTATGGCTTACGATAAGAATGGTAACGTTAAAAGATCAGTAGGTGTGCATTACCCTGACATAGGACTGTACACAAAAGAGATGCAACAACAAGAAATGGAAGCGACATGAGGCCAATATCTGTGAAACGATTAGTCAACCTTTACGTGCAATCACCTGAGTTTAATCGCTTACGTGATAAAACTAAAGTAGACTATACAAGGTTCTTAAAAGTGTTGACAGATAGATTTGGAGAGAAGACAGCCAACAGTGTGACAGGCAAGGACGCAAAGATAGCCTACGAAGAGTGGGTTAAGCGTGGCATACAGTTAGCCAATCATGTAGCTGTTGTGTCTGGCAGGGCATACAGGTATGGGTTAGACATGGAGTATGTCAAGAACAATCCCTTTGCTTTGGTGCGTAAGCTAACACCTGCATCACGTAATGTAGTGTGGACAGAGGATCAGGTACGTGAGTTTCTTAACGTAGCCTATGGTGACTTTGTTTACCGTAACGTGGGACTGATAGTGCAGATGGCATACGAGTGGTGTCAACGTGTAGGTGACATGCGTATGCTTGAGTGGCAGTGCATAGACTTTGATAACAACCGTCTGAACCTGATACAATCTAAGAGAGGTGCAGTGGTGCACTTACCTATATCTGAATCTCTGTTGGATATGTTAAAAGAACAGAGAGATGACTTTGACTTTCAGAAGTATGTCGTTCCCATGCCGACTCCTAGAGATGGAGAGTACATACCATTCTCTATGGAGAGGTTATCTAAGATAGGCAGGAGGATTATGCGACAAGCAGGGCTACCTGAAGAGCTTAGACTTATGGACTTACGTAGAACTGGCACAACTGAGATGGTAGAGGCAGGTGTACCACTACCACAGATCATGTCTGTGACAGGACACGCTAATCCACAGTCAGTTAAACCCTACATAAAGAACACTTTCCTTAGTGCTAACAGTGCGTTGACTGCACGACAACAGTTTAAGGAAGAGTGATATGCCATCTCGTAAAGAATATTATGTTGATTATCGTAAAAAATTACGTGACATTAACACTTACGAAGACATAACAATGAAATGGTTAAACTATAAAATTTATAGAGTTAAGAGACAAAAAAAATCTAATGTTAGCTTCACGCTAACAGCAAAACAACTATTAGAACTAATTCCTAAAGATTTAAAATGTCCTGTATTTAAAACTAAGTTTACATTTGGTAGAGATAACTTACTACATAACCTATCGTTAGATAGGATTGACAATAACAAAGGGTATGAAAAGGGTAATGTTGTGGTGGTATCTACTAGAGCAAACATAATGAAGAGTTCAGGCACTGTAAAAGAAATGTATCAGGTTGCAGATTTTTACTATGAGTTAGAAAGGAAGCTGCATGATTGAATATATTAGAAGTTTAGATATTGCTGACGGTAGCTCAATACGTATGGACTGCCCTGAGTGCAAAGGACGTAAAACATTTACAGTGACCAACAACAATGGGCAGCTACTGTGGAATTGTTATAAAGCATCGTGCAATGTAAGAGGTACACACAAAATGAGAATGTCTGCTGAATCCATATATAGGAGATTAAATATGATTGAAGACAATACGATCACAGACTTTTGTATGCCAGTAAACATAGTGCCTTTGAGCAGTGAGTATGAACAGGCAATGGCATGGGCATTTGGTTGGGGTCTGTCACCAAATAGACATGGCTTGATGTATGATATACGTGAACACAGAGTTGTGTTTCCTGTAGTGCATGAGGGTATAACTGTGGACGCTACAGGCAGAGCAATAGGAAAGCGTTTGCCTAAATGGAAAAGATATGGTAGTAACAGGTTGCCTTACACATATGGTTATGGTAAGGTCGCAGTTGTTGTGGAGGATTGTATAAGTGCTGCTGTCGTTGGAGATGACCGACATACAGGGGTAGCGTTAATGGGAACTTCAATGTCTAACGAACAAAAACAGTATCTATCACAATTCTCTACAGCATTAGTTGCTTTAGATAGAGATGCAGTAAGCAAAGCCTTACAGCTAGCAAGGGAGTTAGACGGTGTAGTGGACAAAGTTAAAGTTCTAATGTTAAAGGACGATTTAAAGTATGGGAATGATAGGGATATAGAATTACTTAACATGGCTTGAAAGGAGAAGTTATGGAACTTTCTCTAATAAGAAATCTAATGGACAAAGATTTCTACAATAACAACAAAGGTACTAGATGTCCCGACAAGTTATTTACTAAAGATGTCCAGAAGATTAAACACTCAATAGATAATGCTATGGCAACCTATGATCGCAGTGTCTCACCAGAAGAAGTTGAGGCACTTTTTTTGTCAGCTAATCCTACACTCACGACAGCACAGAAGTCTGTGTACAAAGATATGTTTACACAACTGAAAGAAACAAATTTATTAGACAAAGATATAGCACATGACATAATGAGTACACTCTTCAGGCAGGTTGTAGGTGAAGAGGTTGCCAACATAGGGTTTGACTTTGTAAATGGTGATGCCACTACATTAGAACCATTACGTAGAATTATAGAATCATATGCAGACGATTTCATTCCTAGTGTTCAGATTGAATGGGATGAAACAGACATATTAACTCTTATCGAAGAACACAGCCTAGAACCAAAATGGAAATTTAACATACGTAGTTTAGCACGTAGGGTATCTGGCGTAGGTCCGGGACATTTGATTGCTGTAGGTGCTCAACCTAACACAGGCAAGACCAGCTTTCATGCGAGTCTAGTTATGGGTGACGGTGGCTTTGCAGATCAGGGTGCTAGAGTTGCAGTCTTATGTAACGAAGAAGCTACAGGGCGTGTTCGTATGCGTTATATAAATGCATCACTAGGTATGATGGGAATAGATATGTTAAAAGATATTGATAAGCATAGACAGGCAGTTAGACCTAAATTTAATAATGTCAAGATTGCAGATGGTACAGTAAGAAATATGGATTGGGTAGAGGCAGTATGTAAATCTTACAAACCAGACATATTAGTGCTTGACATGGGAGATAAATTAGCTAAAACTTCAACAACCTTAAGTACGCATGAGCTACTAAAACAGAACGCAATACATGCTAGGCAGATTGCAAAGCAACATAACTGTGCTATATTTTATATGTCTCAGTTATCTGCTGAAGCTACAGGTAGAGTTGTTCTAGACCAAACCATGATGGAAGGGTCGAAAACAGGTAAGGCAGCAGAAGCAGATTTAATACTGTTGCTTGCTAGAAATACTATAACAGGAGGGGGAGATAATGACGAAGATCCTGAAAGACATATCACCGTTGGTAAGAACAAGATTACAGGCTGGCATGGTGTTGTTACATGCGAATTAGACAATCAAATATCTAGATTTACATCATAAGGAGGACACACATGGTAAATATATTTAGACCCAAACCAGATGCAGAGGAACAGATCTTCTTTCCTTTTGGACCTGTTATGGGTTACAAGAGACTAAGTGCAAAGTTTGTAGCAGATATGAATGCACTCTTTGATAAAGACGTTGCATCTATGACAGACTACTCTGATCAGTTAGTTGGTAAGGTAAAGCAGGAGTTGTTCTTTACAGATGAGATGAGAGATACATTCTTGAATGAGATCAAACAGTTTGTAGGTAGCTACAATAACACAGCTACGATACGTAACTCGTATGGACAGAACATGCTAGACACAGAGAAGAATAATTATTCTGTGCAGTTTATATCAGGTTGGATGGTGCGTCAGTTTGAGAACGACTACAACCCATTGCACCTACACACAGGGTGTAGAATGTCATGTGTTGGCTATCTTAAACTGCCTGATGGCATTGACTCTGAATGGGAAGAGGACTACAAGGATCATCATCCTTCACATGGACACATACAGTTTGTACATGGCACTGCCAGCACATATAGTGCTACAAACTTTATGGTTAAGCCACAGGTGGGTGACTTCTATTTGTTTCCTAGTGAGTTGTTTCACTGTGTTTATCCGTTTAAAACTAAGGGTGAACGTAGATCCTTTAGTGTAAACTTTAACTTCCTTGAGATCCCAAAGAAAGTGGAGCAAGCAAATGATGGAACAGTTAAAGCATCTGTCGTTGGTCAAGAAGGGTGACAGACAAGTGAAACTTACCTTAGACGTTGAGAACACAACTATAAAACGTAACGGTAAGTTACATCTAGATCCTTTTGAACCTGAGAATACACTGGTTATGGTGGGTATGTTAGATGATCACGGTAACGAAACAATAGTTACCTTTGATCACAGTGAGGTGTCACCCACCACTGACGGACATAAGATAGTGCAGGATGCTTTGGATAAAGCTACTGTGCTGATAGGCCACAACATCAGTCACGATCTTGTGTGGTTATGGGAGTCAGGATTTAAATACTCTGGGGCTGTGTTTGATACTATGATGATGGAGTACATTATACAACGTGGCATCAAACAGCCACTGTCTCTTGAAGCATGTGCTGAGAGATACGAGCTAGAGACTAAGAAGCAGGACACCCTTAAGCAATACTTTAAGAAGGGTAAGTCTGTACGTGACATACCACATGCAGAGTTGTCAGAGTATCTTAGTGCTGACTTACATGCAACACAGCAATTGGCACATGAATTAAATATAAAATTTAATACTGCTAATGACGTAGGCTTAGATAGGATTAGGCAACTTACAAATAGAATGGTTGTGCTGTTATCTAAGATACACATGCGTGGATTTAAAGTAGATAGTGACGCACTAGAAGAGGTGCGTGTTACATTTGAAGAAGAGAGAAAGGAGATAATAAAATACTTAGATGTTAAAGTAAGAGAACTTATGGGTGATGTGCCCATCAACTTGAGTAGTCCAGAACAGTTGTCTACTCTTATTTATAGTCGTAAGCCTAAGAATAAAACAGTGTGGATGAACGCACACGAACCTTATATGTCTGATGCAAGTTTCAAAGACTTGGTGCGTGATGAGACTGACATAGTTTATAAGGCTAGTTTAAAGCAGTGTAAAACCTGCTATGGTTCAGGCAAAATAAGAAAGGTAAAGAAGGATGGCAATCCGTTTGCTAAAGAAACAAGATGTCCCACGTGTGGTGGTGACGGTTATCACGTTATTCCTACTAACACTATTGCTGGTCTAAAGTTTGTACCTCCTAGTGCTAAGTGGGCTACAGCTAGTGGCTTCTCCACCAACAAACGTAATCTTGAGCTACTAGCTAATGCTGCGAGAAGAAAAGATATGCCAGAGGCTCTTGAGTTTTTGGAGAAGGTGCAAAGGTTGTCTGCATTGGACACATATCTTTCTTCTTTTGTGGGTGGCATAAAGAATAATATTAAAGCTGACGGTATGCTACATGTTAAACTAAACCAGCATATGACATCTACTGGAAGATTAAGCGGTAAAGAACCTAACATGCAGAACATGCCTAGAGGTGGTACGTTCCCTGTCAAACGTGTATTTGTATCACGCTTTGATGGTGGGCATATCGTTGAGGCTGACTTTGCTCAACTAGAGTTTAGAGTCGCAGCTTTCTTGTCTCAAGACCCTGTTGCAATACAAGAAGTTACAGAGGGTTTTGACGTTCATGCTTATACTGCTAAAGTTATATCTGATGCAGGGCAACCTATGAGTAGGCAGGAAGCTAAAGCACATACCTTTGCACCACTATACGGTGCTAGTGGGTATGGTAGATCAGAGGCAGAGGCTACATACTATACTCACTTTAATGAGAAGTATGAGGGCATTGCAAGATGGCACAAGTCTCTTGCCAAAGAAGCACTTAACAATGGTAAAATTACTACTCCGTCAGGCAGGGAGTTTTCTTTTCCTGATGTGGTACGTAGTCCTAGAGGTAGAGTAAGTCACTTTACCCAAATCAAAAATTATCCTGTGCAGTCTTTTGCTACAGCAGATATAGTGCCGTTAGCTTTGTATTGGTTTGATATGATGCTACAACATCAGCAATCGTGCGTAGTAAATACAGTGCATGACAGTATTGTAATTGATGTTCATCCTGAAGAACACTATGAAGTTATTAGCACAGTAGAAGATGTCAACCATAATATTACATGGCTAATACAGGAGCATTTAGGTGTAGACTTTAATGTTCCTCTATTATTAGAAGCAAAAATAGGTAATAATTGGCTTGACATGAAGGACGTTGCGTAGTATAACTATGCTCTTTTGAAAAATTGTGTAGAGGAGAAAAACACATGGCAATTATGGAATCATTAGATACTAACAACTACGAGGTAATGGCTAGGGCAATGGGTATAACAGCCGATGCTAACAGCAAGAGTGGTCAGAGCAGTTTAGCTAGACTACGTATAAGCCATACTCCGATCATGGGAGATACAGAAGTTAAAGGTAAGAAGGTAAAGATGGAAGTAGTTCCGGGTGGGTATTATAGATTAGATGTACCAGAAGGTAATGACGGTGTGTCGGCAGGTCTGTATTATGCACCTGCTGCTACCATGAGAACCTTCTTACAGAGGTTTATGTACAAGAGATTTATCAAGGGGTCTGGCAGTGTTCCTAACAGGTTTGTTAAGACTGTTATGGGTGAGTCTTTAAACATAGATCTCAAAGATAATGATGGTGGCTTTAACTGTGGTAAGCCTACAGGTTGGATCAAAGACTTCAAAGCATTACCACAGTCACAACAGACACTGATTAAAGAGATTAAGCGTACACGTGTGGTGTTTGGTCTGATAGATTTTAAAGATGTAGTGAATGATAATGGTGAAGAGGTTAAACAAGAGATAGAGTCTTTACCTTTTATATGGGAGATAGATAACCGTAGTGCTTTTAAACTATTAGGTGATACCTACAATGCGTTTGGTAGAAAGAAGTTACTGCCTATATCACATAACATATCACTAGGCACTGAAGAACAGACACTACCAAACGGTAGTAGCTTTTATCTTCCTAGTGTGTCTCCCGATTTCAACACTGCTTTAACCATATCAGAAAAGGATACAGATACCTTCAGTAACTTTATGGGGTGGGTGGACAACTATAACGACTACATAATCAGTGAATGGAACAAGAAGTCAGATGCACTCTCTCCTGCTGATGAGAAAGTGCTAGAAGAGTTTCATTCTCTTGATGATGAAGCACCCTTCTAAATGAACCATCCTGCCGAACTGACGTTAGCACAATACATGACAGATGCAGCCAATGGTAAGGCTGTAATGTCTGATGCTACTATTGAGAAGATAGGCCAAGACGTTATGGATGCGCTAAAGCGTCAGTTTGGTGGAGGTAATAAGCGTAAGGAGTTTGCATTGAGGATGTCTAATGTAGGCAGACCTTCATGCCAACTGTGGTTCCAAAAGAATCGTCCTGATGAAGCTACACCTCTGCCAAGTAACTTTGTTATGAACATGATGTTAGGAGATATAGTAGAGGCAATATTTAAAGGACTGTTAACAGAAGCAAAGGTAGCGTTTGAAGATGCAGATCACGTTGCATTAGAGATACCTGAAGCAGATGTTACAATTAAAGGTACATATGATATAGCTATTGATGGTGCAGTAGATGATATTAAATCTGCATCTGATTGGTCATATCGTAACAAGTTTAAATCTTTTGCATCACTGAAAGAGAGTGACTCTTTTGGTTACATAGGACAGTTAGCAGGGTACGCACAAGCCTCTGGTTTAAAAGCTGGAGGTTGGTGGGTAATAAACAAAGCCAATGGTAGCTTTAAATATATTCCTGCTAACGGCCTTGACATGATGGAAGAGATGTATAAAATAAAGAAGACTGCTCTAGCTATAAAGAGTGAAAAACTAGAACGGTGCTTCGATACTATTGATGAAACATTCAATGGTAAAAAGACAGGCAATAAAATACTAGGATCAGAATGTAGCTGGTGTTCTTACAGATATGCCTGTTGGCCTACGTTAAGAGAACTGCCAGCATTAAAGTCACGTGCAAAAGAACCTAAGATAGTATCTTACGTGCACATAAAAGAGGAGGACAATGATGAAAGAATTTCCTGAAGAAAGTTATCTTGAGGCAAACCCAGATGTTAAAGAAGCTGTCGAGAAGGGACAGTTTAGAAATGGCAAACATCACTATGACATATTTGGCAAAAATGAAAAGAGAGAGGGGCTAGAGGGGTACTTCTAACCAGTGATGAATTACGCTAAGTATGCTCATGCAAGGAAGTATGGGTACAGGTCAGGGCTAGAAAAGAAACTCGCTGATTATCTTGAGTCAATCAAAGTAAAGTTTGATTACGAAAGTATTAAGATCGAGTGGGAAGATCTAGCCTACCGTACCTATACTCCTGATTTTATATTGAACAACGGTATAATCATTGAGACAAAGGGTATGTTTACAGCAGCAGATAGGCGTAAGCATCTCTGTATAAAACGACAACACCCTAAGTTAGACATAAGATTTATTTTTGAAAACAGTAGACGCAAGCTAAGAAAAGGTGCTAAAAGTACATACGGACAATGGTGCTTTAAATATGGTTTTGAATATGCTAGTAGAGTTGTGCCTGAAGAATGGTTAAAAGAAAAAGGTAAAAATAAACATAACAAGTTTATATGTTTCACAGGAACAAAGAGGAGAATACTATGACAGATACACCAATAAAAATTATTGATAAGGACCATGTAAATGACTTTGGTATACGAATACGTCCTGTCATGGAGGGTGATAAGTGGACAGGTGAACTTATGTTTGCCTTACTAGCAAATAACAAGAATACATTAGATCCTATTATTATGGAACAAATAATTTATATACAGCACTTAATGTGTTCTTCATATTATGTAATGAGAAACGATCCTTTAATATATAAACAGCTAGAAGAATTTGCTATGAAGCTATCAGAAGTAGCTAGTAAATATAGGTCAGAACCAGAAGTAACTAAGCGTGAAGATAACGTAGTTCACATAGATTTTAAAACAAAAACAAAGGAACTTGCATAATGGGAGTGCTAACTATGGGTGATGAAACTATTACTATTGAAGACACTAAAGGCATGGGTGGGCCATTTACCTTTTCATCTTTTGATATGGTAAACCATCCACCCCACTATAATCAAAGTGGTGTAGAATGTATAGATGCTATTAGTGCTGCCACAGGTGATAACTTTAAATATTATTTACAAGGTAACATAATGAAGTATCTGTGGAGATTTGATTACAAAGGTAAGGCTGTAGAGGATCTTAATAAAGCTAAGTGGTATCTTGATAAGTTGATAGAACACATGGAAGAGTAATGAAATTAAAAGTATTTTTAACATTGTCTATCGACACAGAAGAGTACCCAATACCCTCTGATGGGGATGTAGCATCTGAAATAAATGATGCATTGCGTGAGTATCTGCATGACCTAGACGGTGCAGAGATAGTGACACTAAAAACTATTATGGAGAGATAACTATGCACACTAATAACTATTTAACTTCTGACTATCAAAACTTTATTGCACTATCTAGATACGCTAGGTGGAAAGAGGATGAGCAAAGACGAGAGGGTTGGTTAGAGACAGTAGAAAGATACTTTGACTACTTAACTACTTATATAAAAGATACATATGACTATGCTATGCCAGACAAACAGCGCAAAGAGCTAGAAGGTGCAGTGCAAGATCTAGCCGTTATGCCTAGCATGAGAGCATTGATGACTGCTGGTGCACCACTAGACAAGTGTCATGTGGCTAGTTACAACTGTTCTTATCTACCTGTAGATACACCAAGAGCATTTGATGAAAGTATGTACATACTTATGTGTGGCACAGGTGTAGGCTTCTCTGTTGAGAAAGAATACGTAGATAAGTTACCTACCGTACCTAATAAACTAGACCCCACCAGCACAGTAATAGTAGTGCAAGATTCACGTGAGGGTTGGGCAAAAGCTCTAAGAGAACTTATATCTACTTTATACGTGGGACAGATACCTATGTGGGATGTTAGTGAGGTAAGACCTGCTGGATCAAGATTAAAAACATTCGGTGGTAGAGCCTCTGGACCCGGACCACTTTTAAATTTGTTTAACTTTTGTGTTCAGACATTCTGTAATGCAATTGGACGTAAGCTATCATCAATAGAATGCCATGATATTATGTGCAAGATAGGTGAAGTAGTGGTCGCTGGAGGTGTAAGACGCAGTGCACTTATCAGTCTGTCTAACATTGAAGATGAGCAGATGAGACATGCAAAATCAGGAGAGTGGTGGGATCATGAAGCACAACGTGGTATGGCTAACAATAGTGTAGCATATGATAGTAGACCACACATGGGTACATTTATGCGAGAGTGGTTGTCTTTGTATGATAGTAAGTCAGGCGAACGTGGTATATTCAACAGACAGTCAGCAGTAAAACAAGCAGCTAAAAGTGGCAGGAGAGATACTGAGCATACGTTTGGATGTAACCCATGCTCTGAGATAATACTAAGACCATATCAGTTCTGTAACTTATCAGAGGTTGTTGCACGTGAAACAGATACGATGGATAGTCTCAAGAGAAAGGTTAAATATGCAACCATACTAGGCACTATGCAGTCTACACTAACTAATTTTAAATACCTACGTAAGATATGGAAAGATAACACAGAAGAAGAAAGACTACTTGGTGTGTCTCTTACAGGTATTATGGATTGCCCACTACTAAATGGTAGTCAAGGTAGTTTAGAGACAGTGCTAACAGAACTAAAGAAAGTAGCAGTAGAAACAAACAAAGACATGGCAAAGAAGCTAGGTATTAACGTATCCACTGCTATCACCTGTGTTAAACCATCAGGCACTGTGTCACAGCTAGTTGATAGTGCCAGTGGCATACACACAAGACACAGCAGGTACTACATTAGAACTGTACGTGCAGATGATAAAGATCCCATGACACAGTTTATGAAAGATATGGGTGTGCCAAATGAACCAGCATCAACTGGACCGTCAGGAATTACGGTATTTAGTTTTCCTATGGTCACACCAAAGAGTGCTATGGTACGTGATGATATGACCGCAATAGATCAGTTAAACATATGGTTGACCTACCAGAACTATTGGTGTGAGCATAAACCATCTGTAACCATATCTGTGCGTGAACATGAATGGATGGATGTAGGTGCTTGGATATATAAAAACTTTGATGATGTTTCAGGCATTAGTTTCTTACCGCACTCTGACCACTCGTATGATCAACCACCCTATCAAGAGGTAGACAAAGAGACATGCTTAGAAATGGTAGCACGTATGCCTACTAATATTGATTGGAGTAAACTGTCAGACTACGAGAAAGAAGACAGCACTATAGGTTCTAGAGAACTAGCGTGTACAGCAGATGCTTGCGAGGTAGTAGACTTAACTAATTAGGAGATGGGTATGAGAAGGAACTTAAATAAAAACGATGCACCTCTGAAGATACAGTTTAAGAAAGGCTATCATGCATTTCAAAGAGGTGCTAAGTATACCAACCCATACAGGCATAACTCTATGCAATATAGAGAATGGGAGAGAGGCTATAACAAAGCCTACTTTGAGAATCTGAGAAAGGTAAAGTATGAAGAACAGCTTAGAACAGTCAGCAATTAACTGGTTAAAAGAAAGGTATGCTATGTTAGATTTTAATGATTATCAAAAGATAGCAAAGACTACAGCAATATATCCTGAACAATACAAGATAACATACCCTGCACTAGGACTCGTAGGTGAGGCAGGTGAGGTAGCCAACAAAGTTAAAAAGATTGTACGTGACGGTGAGGATAATATGCCTAGTGATTGGAAGGAACAGTTAGCATCAGAGATAGGTGATGTACTGTGGTATTGTGCAGCACTAGCATCAGATTTAAACATGTCACTTGGAGTGATTGCTGCACAGAATAAAGAGAAGTTAGAAGCTAGGTTGAAGAAGGGTACATTGAAAGGTAGTGGGGATAAGAGGTAGCCTAACGCATTTTCTTCATTATTTGTTTTTGTCTCTTTTCTATTACTAGTTCTGATTCTTCTGTTATTTGCTTTTTTATTATAGACTGCTTTTGTTTTATAAGATCAACTATATATCTAAGGTCAGCTACATTAGTAAGATCTGCTCGTTTTCCTGTATCTCTATAAAATTCAAGCTGTGCATCCTGTTTATCTGCTTTAGATCCTGTTTTCTTATAAGCATTATAGGCAGCTATATATCTAACTTCCTCATTGACAGGGTTCTCTAATCTTTGTTTTGTTAAATTAGACACAACGCCCTTTTTTACTTTTATTAGTCGTCCTATGAAAGTACGCATCTTATCCCTTACATACTCTTTCTTTCCAAAAGCTCTCTCCCCCTCTTTTGTTATGTAACCTGTTCGTAATCTAATAATCTCTCGCTCTTTTTTTGGCAGAGAAAGCCACTCCTTCTCATATTCTTTTTCCATAGCTAATGCGTTTTCATATATGCCAGACATATAATTTTTTAACAGTGCTTTTTGTGCTCTAGCAACAGATGGGGTGTTACTAAATTTACTAATTTTAAAATCATATATACCATATTTCCTAAAAAATCTACCCATAGGTGTTGTCTTTTTAATGTTCAACCCAAAAGTAACATTTAATCCTTCAGTTAACTTTGTCTTAGTATCCTCACCAAATAGACTCACTCGCATTCTAGGATTAGTCATGGTTGGCACAGTTGGATCTGCTTTCATAGCTTCGTAAAGATCAAAAGGATCAGGGTATCTAGCCTTTAAATATCTCATTCGTTCTCTTTTAAAATTACTTATAGGCTCCCCATCACTATCTAATTCACCGGGAATTATATCATAACTAGTGTCTAGACTTCCTACAGGTCTATTACCAAAGGCTACGTCTGCTTGGTAAAACTGTTGAAAGTATTGACCAAAACTCATATAATAATTTGTAAATGCTTTTTCTAAAGCTACCATTTGATTAGGTGTTAGCTTTATATTTTCTGGATCTATATTTCTACCAGCTACTCCTTGAGTTATACCTACTATGTGCTCTACAAAGGGAGACACTGAACCCCAATAGTTTCGTCCTGCCTCTGCACCTGCTAAAATTTTAACTGCATTCTTGTACCCATCCCTATTTACTACAAAGTCTGCTAAATCACCCTCAAACATTTCATATGCTATTCTAGATGCTAACGCTAAATCTGGAATAGGCGATAGTGGTCCTAAATTTACATCGTAATTTAACACTCTAGCTGTATCAGGTTCGTTGGGCAATTCCTCATCATTTAAAGAAATTATACCATAACCTGCACCTATGGCAGAAACACCAACTATATTTCTAGATATTCTCTCTCTGTCTTTTGCATTTAGTGGTGCTTTAAACGCTGCCTCAAAATCTACATTCATTATTTCATCTACTTCTTTTTTAATTTGGGCTTTTGTTTTTTTAGATGTAACAGACTTAACTATTTTACTTGTTGTGGAAGTAGCACTACGAACACCACCAAATTCATAGTTAAGTAAGTAATACATTCTTTTAGTTGCAGGTATAGAACTACCAAGCATGTATTGACCTATTAGTTCTGCTTTGTTAAATAAAAATCTAGGAAACGCAGTGGTAAATGCTGTTAGTCCATAGTTAACTAAAAAATTTGTAAACTGTCTAAATACTTTTATTTCTGGCTGTTTAGCATAGGTATCACTAAGACCTTTCATAGTGGCACGTTCAGCTAACTCTAAAAATCCCGGCTTACCTTCAGGAACTAGAGAAGGATCATTGTTTAATAGTTGTTGTATTTTACCCTCTCTTAAGGTTGTAAATAAATCTATACCATATTCTAACCTAACCTGTCTTTGTAAGTCAGCAAGAACAGATGCCCTACGTATGGTAAACTCTTGAAGCCTGTTTGGTATGTTAGCCCACTGTACTGAATCTTCAAAAACTTCAAAAACTTGATCTACTCTTCTAGCAGTTTGAGCTAACATATTATTACCTAGTGGGATGTTACCTTTCTTTGCTTCCTGTATATCGCTAAATATTTCAAACATTCTATTGTATTTATCAAATAGCTGTGGTCTTTTGTATATATATTCTAGAGTATCTTTAGCATCTGCTTGATTACTAAATATCCATGCTGTTTGTTTTAAAGAATCTTTCCAACTGGTTGAACCGGGTAGAAGCTCTTTCATACCTAGCTTAAAACCCTTGTCAGCCGCAGTATACATTGCACCATCTAGAACATTACCTAAAACTTCCATAGGACTACGTGCTATTATATGTGCTTCCGCATTTCTAAATGCAGTTTTTAGTGCAGCAACAAGTATACCTCTACGAATACCTTCCACTCGTATTAATAAATTACCATAAAAATTTATATTTTCTCTTAGTAGTTTATCTGCATTAAAATCTTTATCTGTTTGTGCGGCTTTGTTTCTGCCCACTATCGTTCCAAATTTTTGAAGTATTTTACCCGCCTGTGATGCAGTAGATGTTGCAGTTAATATAAACTCTTCAAAAGACAAACCATACTTTGACAGTGTGCTTAACAACTCTGGATCAGATACTAAACGATTACCATCTTTATCAGTAGCTATTACTACCTCTGTAATTTGATCTAACAAATTACCTTTATCGCCTTTTTTCTTAGCCTTAAAGTTATCAGGAAATCTTTTTCTAAAGTCAGTAGCTAATGCAATTAAACCGTTTAGTTTATCAGGTTGTAGTAAAGGCTCAAATGCAGGTATGAAGTTAGGGTCTGCCTTATCTAATATACCAGCTTTTTTATCTGCAATCGCTTGACCTGAACTTTTTACTAGATCCATATCTATTTGTAGATTGCCTTTACTATCTACTTTACTTATTTTTACACCTACCTGTTCTTCAAAACTTTTTATTAAATCATTTCGCACACCTACATTAGCTTCTGCAATCTTTCTATTTCGTGCTTCTATCTCGCTCATTACCTGACTTTCCATCTGCCTTGCTTCTCTTGCTGTCATCACAGATAGTTTTGTAGGATCTTCTCTAATAGCCTGTGCTTTTTCTGTGCCTCTAATATCGACTACTTCATCTTTAAATTCTTTTTTAACAGGGTCGTAAGTTCGTATAGTAGTTTTAAAACCTGCATCCATATCTAATCCAACAAGACGTTCTTCATCAGTTGCTGGTAACATTGGTCCAGCACTTTTGTCTGTCGGTTGAAATAACTCTACCTTTGTAGGCTTAGTATATGCTGGCATTGCCTTGGCTGCTAAAAGAGGCACACCTACTATAGGAAAATCTAGAGATTCAGATAACATAAGAAAATCTTTTACTATTTTTTGAGCAGTTTCTGCTGGACCCATTTTACCACCTGCTACACGATCCACTACAGATGCCTGTAGCAAGTCATAATAATTTGGATGCTTATCTCTTAGATATATCATGCCAGCTTCTATACCATCTGCCGTATATCCTATACCTTTAAAAAATCCATGTAGGAGGTTCATAGAGTTTCTAAATACCTTAGGTCCAACAACATTACCAAATGTTTTAAAGGCATTGTCCTCTGGTAACTTATCTATCACTTCTTTTTGTATGCGGTCATCTCTAAACTCTTTTATAAACATACCGCTAATACCACCTACGGTGTATGGCTCTTCTTCTTTTTCAATTTTTTCTATAGGATCCATTATAGGTTTAAAACTTTTTGTAGCAGCACCTACAAAATCTACGTCACCTTTTCTCTCAATAGGAACCTCTTCACCGTATAAATTTACACGTGTTTTAGGCTCACCTATAGTAAAACCTAACTCTTCTGGCTGTTCATCAGATGCAGTAGGAATAGTGCTCACAGGTTCTTCTTTTGCTTGTACAGGTTGAGTTACAGACAACATGCGCTGACTTCTCATTGCATTCTCTCTTGCTGTTTCCATAGCACGTAGTTGTTGTTCCATCTGTTCTTCTGTTAATCGCATATTCTGTTATTCTCCCACTTGCTTAAGTTTATACATATTTATTAGTTCTTGTTTTGTTGTAGCAGTGAAGTAAAAATTATCAGAAAAAATATCTGGATCTAATATACCTAAACCTGTATATATAGCAAACACTCCATTTATTAAAACAAAGTCACCTACCCTTAGTTTACCTTTATCAGCAGCTTCCAATGCCTCCCTATTTGTATTAAATTCATTGGGTGCTGAAGTTTTAGTTGAACCAGATATAATTTGTGATTTTATTTTGTTTTTTATTGCAGTTTCTACAGGTGTTTTTAACCTTGTAGGACTTTGTACCATAGCTACAATATTTCCAGCAGTCTTATCTGTTTCATTTTGAATCATAAGTTTAGCAGATCGCGCAGTTTCTGTAACTATGCCTATCTGCCCCTCCTTACCAGCACTTGTCAATCTATCTATTTCAATTTCATCTAGCTTATCCATTCTAGGTCTTACCCTTTTAAATCCACTTACAATCTCCGACAATATCATCGTAGACATATTATACTCTTCTATTGTTACATCTCTACCTTGAGCAGCATCTTGAAATTTCTGACTTAATTTAGTAACTACAGGATTTGAATATAACATTGCACCGTCTTGCACTATAGCTTTAGCATTTTTAAGTGCTGATTCAATGATAGTCTTTGGCTTTTCTGTGTATCTTCTATCTACATCAGTAACGGTAGGTGCTCTGTTATTTGGGTAATCAGAAAGTGCTTTTCCTAATTTCGTAACCAGATTCTCTAGTTTAGATATTTTATCTGCATCGTTAGGATTAAGTGTCCCATTTTCTTTTTGTATTGAAAGTTCAATAAGTTTTAATTTGGATTCTTCATATGCTTTTTTTAATGAGTCTCCTTCATTATCCATTATATTTCTAAGTCTGTCTGTATCTATACGTGCAGCCACTACTTGTTCTGTTGGTTGTTCTACATCTGCTGATTCAGGTTTTAAACCTAACGCTCTAGCAGTCTGACCATAATCAACTGTAACTGGACCCCTTGTAAGACTTCGCTCACCTATCTGTACAGTTTCAGGTATGGGAACAGCATCAGGATCTGTGAAAGGTTTGACAGAATCTTCCGTTATAGTTTGTATAGTAGATTTATCGCCCTCAAAAGTGCTGTTAGAACTACCCAACTCTGGGTGCGTTATCTCTACCAAAGAAGGTAGATCTATCCCTTTAGTAAATTTTAATTTCATAGCATTTTCATAAAACTCTTCACCAGCACCCTGCTTAACTAAAGCAGATGCAGCCTGTTTACTATACCCTACTGTTACTAGTTTTTTATACATTTCAACTGCTTCTTTATTAGCTTTACGTTTAGAATCTCTTTTTCTCTGTGATCTATCTATAAAGCTAGTTATTAATTTACTACGGATAGCGGCATTCTCTTTTGCCTTTAAAGCGTCCTGCTCTCTAACAACATCTGCAATTGCACCACCAACATCACCTATAACATTAAATATACTCATTATATTCTCCTAGACATTAATCCAACAGGTTCTTCTTCAACCTCTTCTTCTTCTTCTGCACCTTCGTTAGCAAACGCATCAAACTCACTAGTATCTAACATGTCATCTTGAGCCTCACTAGCCATTTCTTTATCTGCTAATGCAATCTGTGTATCTGTCATAATTTCTCTGTCTTCTTCTTCTGTTCCAGTTTTAAATGGAACATTTTCATTCTCAGCTATTAGTGCTAAACTTTCAACCAATGCAGGTAGCACAAGTATACCCACATCTACACTGTGATAACCCTCCATCACAGATCCTAGCTGTAGTGCATTAGCTATGATAGTCAACGGTATGCCATTCTCAATGACATCTAGTAAGTCATCCTTAAACTTATCATTATCCATTCTTTGCATGTAAAACTGCATGGCCTCATCTACAGTGGAGTACTGTGGTGGTTTCTGCCAAGGTCTGCCACCATACTCTGCTGTTAGACTTTCTCCGGGAATAGGACCATCTATGTTTATAGGTTCTCTAGCTCTCATCTGTTCTGTTCCTTCTAGCATTTCTTAGTTGTGTAAAGTAATATCTAGCTATATCACCGGGTGACATATCACCTTCTTTTCTTCTACTACCACCTTTTGATAATAAACCTCTCTTTGGTTTTTCCTCCTCTATCTCAAGTGGTGTAATACTTTTGTATGCTATTCTAGCTGGATCATTTATCATTGTTTATTTCCTTACGTTATATAGGTAACAAACTACCTATCACACTATCTTTCTCTGCTGTTAGGAATGTACCAATCAACTTACCAAAGCCAATTGCAGACTGCTGATCACGCTTTGCTGCCTCTACATCAGTGGTCACTTTTGCCTGTAGTTCTGCAATAGCTAGTCTTATCTGTCTGTCACGCTCATTCTCAGCACTTTGATATGCAAACTCCATAGTGTCTGCATAGTACTGCCAGAGATCGTTATATGCAGTATTAGATATGTCTAGTAATGCAGCAGCATTTAATTCATTGGCTCTGTTGATAGCTTGAGTATCAGCAGTTGCTATGGATCTTCTCCACTGTGCATTGCTTTGATCTATCACCAATCTATTCTGTGCATTAAACTGATCACGTTGATTGGCTAGTTCCTCGTTAAATCTATTTATAACATTTTCTTGACCCGCATTAAACTGCTCTATGGCATTTTCCTGTGATTTATTAAACTGACTAGTTTGTGTAGCTAAGTTAGCGAAAAACTGATCCGTTTGATTTTGAGATGTTGCATTAAATTGTCTAGCTGCGTTTTCAGCAGCACTATCAGAAAGTATAGCCTGTATACGATTCTGTGCGTTAAATATCTCAATCTGTTGATCGTTCGATGCTTCAGTTAAATCTTTTTGTAAGAATGCTTGTGCAGCCTGTACAGCAGCCTGTTGCCTGTTATTTAAATTAGCTACATCTAACTGTGCTAATGAAGATGCTTCTGCTAGAGTCAAAGCCTGTTTGTTACTAAGATCCTGCAATCTTAATGTGTTTACTGCTCTGCTGTTCTCTAACACAACCTGTTGTTCCGCAGTAAAGTTTCTATCTGCTATGTCAGCTACTCTAGCCGCATTAGTAACACGTGCCTGAAACTCTTGCGTGAACTCTTGTCCTATTGCAGTTGCACGTTGCTGTGCATAAAACGCTGCCATCTGTTGTCTATTAGATAAGTTCTGCCCTTCAAACTGTGCCTGTATTTGTGCATCTGCTTGTGCTATAGGCAGGGCTGCCTCCATTGCTGCTTGCACGATAGCCTGTCCAGCTATGGATGATGAACCTAAACCACGCCTAACCATCTCAGCAGTAGCGGCTCTCATTGCACCTGCTGCCCAAGGTGGGTTTATAGGATTACCTACCTCATCTACTTTTTCAAACTCAGCTAGCAATGTAGTAAGTTGACCTTTTACTGTGGCTGTTTCACTAGGAGTTGCTGTAGCTGCTGCTATCTCTTCTACAAATTTTGCTGCATTTTCTGCTATTGCATTATTTAGCACAGTTTCTTGTGGAGTCATATCAGGTCGTGTGGCAGCAACTGCTTGTGCTACCTCTTCAGTTTCAGGTGCATCAAGACCTGTAACAGCAGACCCAACCTGCTGTGCAGCTTTAGGTGTAGCTAAAACTCTACCTGTAACAGCGTCAGAAGTAAAAGTTACATCTTGTCCTGTAGTGCCAGTAGTTACATCTTCAACACTTCTTTGAGCTTTGTCCACTGTTGCTGTACCTATTGTGGTAGGTTTAGTGGTAGCTGTAGCATCTGAAGGATCTCCAGCTTTTGCAACACTAGCTGTTAAATCACCTGAAACTTCTCCTAATCCTGTAGTGGTAGGTAGTGTTGTTCCTGTTGGAACCGCACCACCGGGCTGTGCTATTTTCTGTGCTTGTAACTTAGTGTCACCTACAAGTGTAGGAGTTTCTAATCTAACAGTAGAAATACCACCTATAGTTTGTTGTCCTGCATACGGAGATACAGGAGGTACTAGAGCATCTATCTTAGGTCTAGTACCCTGCAACATCTCCTGTCTACCAAACTGTATAAAGTGTTGACGTAATTCAAAGTCACTTAGATTGGCTAAGTCAGGATTGTTATCTCTATAGATAGCTAACTCTACATTGTTTAGTATCTGTGCATTTCTATCAAAGTTAGTAGCACCTGCTGCACCACCAATCTGTATGTATGTTCTACGTAGTTCTGTAGGTGTAAGATTTTCATATGCATCATTAGAGTATCTAAATGCTTCTAGCTGTGCAGGTGTTAAATCAAACTGCACTAGTCTAGGTCTACCACCTTCTGCTATCTCTCTTCTACCAAAGTCAGCATAGTGTGCTCTAGCTTTTGCAAGTGTAGCTGGATCATTGTTAGGACCAAATGCCTCACGTAAATCAGGATACTGGTCTAAGTAGTCTATGATAACCTGATCTGACACACCATCAAAGTTACTAGGTGCATTAGATAAACCTGTTACAGGATTAATATTCTCCTGATTACCAAACGCATTAAAGTGTGCCTGTGCTAATCTTTGATTTTTTTCTTCTTCAGATAAACCCTGTAATGTAGCAGGATCTATACCGAAAGTTTCACCTCCTGCTATAGCCTGTGCTATGTCAGGTCTATTAGCTAAATACGTGCTACCAACAACAGATCCGGGTGGTGGTGCAGGTGGTTGTGTATCTGTATCTGTAGTTGGTTGTGTATCTGTGCCTGTATCTAGTGCAGTTACTCGTACACCCGGTTGATACTGTCCAACAGGTAACTGTGCATTTCTAAATTGTGGCATTGCATTTATAGCTGCTTGTTGTTCTGGAGTATTAGAATAAAAGTTACGTATGTGTTGTTGTTCTGGAGTCAAACTTTCATTAGGTGTAGATGATAACTCTTGTAGTGTAGCAAATGTACGGTTAGGATCAGGTTGTATAGGTTGTGTAGTTGTGCCTTCTCCTGCTGATGGTGTAGTAGTGTCTGTTGTTGGTGGTTGTGTTACAGTATCTCTGTCATCTGTGGGTGGTGGTACAAAAGTTTGTGTTACACCAGTACCAAGATCTCTTTCTTCTTTAAAACCAAACTCTCTAAAATGTTTTAGTCCTGCTTCAGCTACTTTAGCTCTATCTCTACCTCCTGTTTCTGGGTTAATAGGAACTTGACCAATTACATCTGGATTAGCCACCGCATATAATTCAGGATTAAATCCTTGTGGTAGTTGAGTTAATCTTTGCTCACCACCACCAAACTTTCTATAGTGATCTTCTGCACTAGAAAACTGACCCTGTGATATAGCCTGTAAAACATCTGGATTTGCTGTTAAGTATTCTTCTCTATTAAAACCCTCAGGTATAGCAAACCCACCTTCTTGAAACTTACGCACGTAACCACCACTAGCCATGAGCATAGCTTTGTTTACGTAGCTATTCATCATCTGTTGCTTATCAGGGTTTTCCTGTAAATATTCTTGAAAGCCTGTCATTGGACCTGTGTAGCCCATTCTATCAGCTATCTTACGCATTCCTGATTCTTTAAAACCTGCTAACTGTGCCATCTTATATTACCTTTTTTCTAATACCTTATCTAGCTTATCTTCTAGACGGTGTAGTGCTTCTGTTACCATACGCATGTCTTCTCTAAGTTCCTGCTTAGTTGAGTAGTCTTCTCTAGTTCTATTAAGTAGTATGTCTATGCGTTTAACTTCAGCCATTAGATTTCTAAACATCCATATGGCAGGACCAATGACTAAAGTTAAAACAACATTCCAAAATATTACTGGTGATATTTCTTCAAACATAGTTTACCCTCTTACAATGTAGCATTACATGCATCTAAAGCATCCCATACTCTCTTAGCATGGGCAGCATTATCAAACGCTACAGTCTTCTCTGGATCATCTGGATCTGGATCAGTCCAATCACCTGATACAGAAGTTAAATATGTTTGAAGAGCCTCTTTACTTGCAATCTCTTCAAAGTCTCCACTACCACCATCTTTAACAATGCCAATCATAACATTATCTCTAGGTGCAGCAGTATCACTATCTACCACCACATACACTCCATGCATACCCATTGGGTCATGTCCAAAATGTAAAAAGTCTGGTATTGTTCCATCAGCGTTTAGCCGATACTTGCATACTTTGTAAGCCATATTAGTTCCTCCTATTCGGCTGCTTCTAACTGAGGTACATTAGTCAATGATGTAGGATCAAAGACATCGAACCCTCTACTATTTGCAAACTTAGCTGGACACCCTGCCCATTTGTCTGCACAACCCTCTAACCATTTTACTGTCGCTTCATGTTCAGGGGCTTTACCTTCGCTAATAACTTTATTTTCCCACTGTAGATATGCAAACACTTCAGCTTGTGCTTGTGCTGCATTAATACCTAGATCAAATAGATATATTAAGTTACCCTCATCTATCTGACCACCTCTAGGTCTAGCACTGTTTAGTGCCTGTTTCATACAGGTCATTATATGGTATCGTGCTTCTTCTAGCTCGTAGTCTGCTTCAGTAAGTTCGTCTTTACCTATATGCTCCATTAGTTTGTCATACTGATTAGTAAAGAAGTTCATCTTACGAATAGCACCTTGCACACTATTCTGACCATTTGTTAGACCAGTTTCTAATTCTAGTATTTCTATCTCTAGCATCTCTTTGTCTAGATCATCTGTACATTCTTCTAGCTCACGTTGTTTCTTTTTAAGTTCTACCTCTTTCTTCTTCATATTAATAAAGGCTTCTTG